TTATTTTAAAGGTTTTTCTTTATACTCTTCCAACCAATACTGGTAATAAGGATTAGTCCATTTTGTCCCATCATAGTATTCAACTTCTTTAACACAGGCAAGCACAGTTTTGATACCGTGGTTTTCAGCAATTTCCCATCCTGATCCTTTGCCAAATGTCGCTTTCGATACGATGTTCACATTTTCAGCAGTACCAACAAATTCAAAGGAAGAGTCACCATATCGTCGTTCAATTTTTATTGGAAACCCATTCGCGTCAAAGCCCAACATTGAAACAAACATATTTTTCACAACTTTGTTAGAATTATTTCGCACGATTACTTGAATCATATCTGGATAAAGGGCTTTATACTCAGTACTTTGAATGATAATACCAGCCGATTGAACCTCTACTTCCTGTTGTGCTTTTGTTTCCTCTAATTTCTTTTTACGTTCAGCAGCGATTTTTTCTTCATTTTGCTTTTCTAACACTTTCTTTTTTGCTGCAATATCCGAGTCATTTGGAATTATGGTTAGTGCTTCGTTTAATAAAGATATTGCTTCTGGATACTTTTGTTCTGTAGCAAACTTTTCTACATCTTTTAATATTTGTGTCTTATAATCGTCAATGCTATTATCAATTAGTTCTTTTGCCTTTTGATAATTACTATCTTCTTTAATTACTTTCTTCAATTCAGCTAGAGCGTCTTTCACACGATTGTTATTTAGTAATTCCTGCCCCGTTTTAAATGCCGTTCTTGAATCATTGATTTTGTTTATTTCACTTTTTGCTGAATCAACCTCTGATTTCATCAAATTAGTTTTATATATCGTATCAAGTTCAGTAATTGCAGAATCATATTCGATTTTTTCGGAAAGATAATCATTTTTTATTTTGCTAATCTCATCTTTTAGAAGTGTTTCTAATTCTTTTTCTTTTTCGGAATTACCCTTGATTTCTTTTTCGTAAATAGCAATTGCATCGTTATACTCATTATCTTGTACAGCGTTTATGAATGCGTCAACTGGTCTATTTAGTAAAAAAACAAATGCCAATGATGCAACGACGACCAATCCAGTAATGCTGATTATTATTGTCTTTTTTGGAATATTCTTTGTTGCTTGGATACTACCTGCATCCACCTTTGTACCACATTTACTACAAAATGAACTATCGTCTGGTAAACTGTAACCGCATTTTTTGCAATTTATCAATGCAATTCCTCCTCAGAAAACATTTTTCTAGGAGGATTTTACCATATCATGTGGACTATATGAGTGATTTGTCGAAAAATTCTAGTATGTGGTCAACGCTCACCATTTAAGCAAGCGATTATTCTTCCTTAAATTGATCAATTTTTCTTGACGACTCTTCATCTAAAAATCTTTCATTGCAATTGCTGCAAACATAATATTTAATGTTGGGAATGGTATGTGCTTTTCCATCGGCGTTGTATGAGAAATTTTTGTATTCGATTCGGATTTGACCGCTACATAATGGGCATTTTTCCATGTTGGACATATACCATCCCCCTCATCAAAACCAGTATAATCCGTTTTTTTCGCGTGTGTGTAATTGGGTATGCTACAGCACCTTTTATGCCATTAGGGGTATCGAACATTCCGATGAAAACTTGATTTTATCACGTCTATTCCCGAACATTCCCCAGATTAAAACCGTTGATAAGGTAAGTTATCAACGCCTGACCACAAAACAGGCAAAAAATAGACCACTAACTCCATGAGTTAGTGGTCAACATATTAACAAATAAGCTGTCAAACTGGATCAATCAATATAAAGCAGCAGAAGGAACGTAAAATTTTTGAAATCTCACGTTCCCCTGCCCTTTATTATTATTTGTTTCACCTGATGAAACAGTAAGTATAACATGTGTGGGCGAGTGGACATTATCCCTTTCTACTCAATACCTTGAAAATACTACAATTATTTCCCAGAATTATTTCCCAAATCATCAGATTCCATACTCTCCTGACTATCATTATTTCCCGTATTATTTCCCATCTGATTATCCTTCAATCTCATCAACTCTTGACTTACATCTGTTATGTATGGACTATTCTCCAAGATAGTTTCCAAACTAATTGCTTTCATATCATTCAATGTCTTGAGATTATCAATAATGTCCTTTTCATTCTGTGGTCTAGCATACTGGAACACCACATCCAATGAATCAAACTCTTCATCACTAAACGTAATCCCTTTTAACTCCAATAGTTTTCTGATCTTTTCAAACCGTTGTTCCATTCCTGCACGCATGTACTTCTCATTAAGCCCTGCTTTCATATCGCTCAAAGAGAACAATAACTTGATGGAAACTTCGCTTAAATTTGAAATGTCTGTCTTAGACATAGACACAGCAGGAATGTTTGCAATGTCCAGTAAAGCACTTGTTAATGTCTTATAGATACTTTCAAATGCCTGATAATCAAACTTATTGGAAACAAAGTCAAATGTAGCACCATCATCTAATGCAAGACCGCCGCCAACTATATGAGTAGGTAGCCCATCGCCTTTTAACTGCTGGCCTGTAACTACTGGAATACCGATTATATGTTTATAGTAGGCATCTGTTGCTTTGCTGATTAAGTCCTCCATACTATCTAGGATGCTGATAATATCCTTTAAATCAGACCTTCCGAAACAAGGATCAAGTTCATTCTGATTGACATATGCAATCGGCAGCCCTGATAAATTCTCAAATACACCAGATAATCTCAACTGACCGCCTTTATTATTATACTTCTCTACTCTGTCCTCATAATAAACTGTGTAGTAATCAATATTGTCCACGTTGTAAAACTCAATGAATGCAATCATTTTATTCTCATGGTCATAGACAGGGTAAGAATCCTCCGGCATGATGATTTTGCTTTTAATATCCTTGTTTTCGTCCATGTAAACATATTCATAGGCATTGCCGTATTTAGTTAGTTTGTCAAGGATATCAAAGTCAATCCTGTTGTACTTCCCTTTCCTGTATACATTTTTAAACTCTTTTACAACATTCTCGTTCCCTGTAAGCGTAATGTTTTTTTGTAGTAAATATGAGGACTGAAAATTTAGGATGGTTTTAGCATATTGGAGAATAATCCTGCGGCTTTCAAATTCTTTCCCGTTAAACATTTCGTTAGGACGTTGCAGGATAGCGTGAACGCCTGACAGGTAATCTTTTATATCAAGGATTTCATTTACCCTTTGCCTATTGGCAACTGAATCACATTCCTCCACAAACCATTCTAGATTCCCGTCAAATTTTTCTAAAACGTATTGTTGAATACTCATTTACTGACCTCCTTACGCAATATCAACATAATATTTATTTTGTTTCATCGCTTGGCACGCAAGCGCAGCCGCCACGATCAAGTCATCATGATTACCTTCACCTTTTTTATTGTTCATTTTTCCGTCTACTTCTTGGAATATCTGCATCTGAGCCAATGTCTCTTTACAATGAATACTGATTAGTCCACGTTCAAAATTTTCTTTGTAGTCGCTAATCATAATTGACTTGGTTGTGTTAGTCGTTGTCCAGCCAAGTTGTAATTTCTTTTTACCTTTCTGATCGAAAATCTTAGATTTCAGTAAGTTCAAATACTCGTAATCTTTTCGTAGACGTTCAATCAACGGTAAACCAAGATTATTTCGCTCAATGGCAAGGTAAGCATAGTTACACCATTTACCAATGGCATCTACTATTTGAGCAAAAGTATAGACAGCCACTTTGTTGTGATAAAAACTAAGAATTTGCTCACCTTCATTATCAAATATAGAAATCGTGGAATAGTCCCCACCTGATCCGCTGGCGGTATCTACTCCGCCAAACATTCTGATTCCCTTTTTAGGCAACTTGTATATGTATAAACCTCTGTTAATGTATGGTTTTAAAACGTCTGGCAACTGGTTATATACTTCATTCGTTGGTAATGGCTCTGACACATAATTTAAACGTTCTAACACTTTGGATTGGTCGAAAACACTTTGACCAGTTGAGATAAATGATTCCATTGGATTGCTAGGATACTCCTGATAAAACTCCTGCAAAGTCATATCAAGCAATTTATATCTGCGCCACATCAGGAAACGTAAATTAGCCCCTTTTTCATACAGTATCTTCTCATCTGGTTCTAAATCCTTTTCTCTGAGCCGATTCCCTTTATTGTTTGCCTTAAACCATTCTTCCGCTTCGTCATGTTCTGCTCTAAACTGTTCCTTATACAAACTTGCATAAAACGGAACAAAGAACGCTTTATATTTAGAATCGCCTTTCCATGCACTCATAAACAATTTCTGATAAAAATTAAAGCCGTTACTGGTTGTTTCAATGACCAATTTACCTGTTCCTTTTGCAAGGGCTTGTTCAGCACTCAACAATTGCTTCTCTTGGTTCTGATAGAAAGCAAACTCAGACAGGTGAATCATAGAATATGTTGATCCACGCCCAACATCTTTATTTCCTGCTACAACACAAGTGATACGGCTACCATTTTCTAACAACAGTTCATTTCGATTATCCCGTTTAGTAGCAGGAAATACCTTTGTCCCATATTTCTCTCTAAACTGGTCTAAATCCCGATTCATCATTTTCAACTTCTCAAACAATGCCATTGAAGAATCTTGTTTGTAAGAGACAATCAGGATATTGCTATTCTCAAAACGAATGGCTTGCCATAAAGCCCTACCAAGTGCATATGTACTGAATCCACCCTGTCGGCTCTTGGATATAATCATATAGCGATTCTTTTCCAATAAGTCATTAAACTCTTGCTGCTGTGGATTAAGCAGGAAATTAATCTTATCGCCATTGTTGTCTACAATATATATAAAGTTCTTCGCAAACAGTTTAAAATCGTCCATTATCAACTGTAATTTTTCTTGTTTTGTCAATTGCTTTGTTTTAGCCACCGTTTCAACTCCTTTCAAGCAAAACAAAAAAGGCAGCCGAAACATCGACCGCCTTCTACCGCCGGAATAAATCGCCGGTTTAAAATTGACCCATCTTACAACTCCAAATCGTCATCCTCTTCCTCTTGTTCAACAATATTACCAAATGCCTTTAACGCTTGCTGTTTGTGCTGTTCAATCTCTTTTTGAAGAGTAAGCAATAATTTAACTGATTTCTCATCACCTTTAACCGCCTTATCCCTTACGGCTTCGTACATGTCAATTAAATCCTGTGCGGTTTTTGTCGCCAATACCATGCTGGCTATATTTTTAAATTCGTCAGTACGCTCCCATTTATGGAAACTGTTCATCGTCTTTTTGTTTACGGTTTTCAAAAACTCTTCCTCGGTCATGGTCTTGTTTGTGTCATACCAAAGGTTAAACCGATACTTTATGTATTGTTGCTTCGGAAACGGTAACTTGGCAATTACATCATATATGTTCATTGTGTGTCACCACCTTGATACTTTTCCAGCATTCTTTCTAAAGCAGCTCTAACATCATAATTAGGATCGTATTCAATCCCGTATTTCTCCATTAATCGCGTTAATGTTGCATTTACATCAATATTGGGATCATATTTGATTCCGTACTTTTCAGCCATTGCTGTAAGTTTACGGTTCGTTTCCTTTAAGCTATCTAATATCTCGTCCAATTCCTTCAAGTGTTTATTATCCATAGAGAAAATCCTCCTGAGTTTTAGTTTTAAAATAGAAAAGGTGACTACCTTGATAAATAGCCACCATGAATAACTCAATTCCCAGTATTCCTATTGGATATTAAATATGTATGTACGAAATCACTATTAATACATTATTTATTATTTTAGCAATCTTTTTGGGGAGGATTTTTGCTTTCAGGGAATGAGCATACAATTAGTTGAACATGTCATAAATTCCAACTAATAATTTTAACCAACTAAACTTTCATATTGTCGTCTAGGTAATATCTTCTTCAATTCCTTATCAGTGAAATAGAATTTCAGACAATCAGAAAAATCATTTTGCTTATTTGGTATATAATTCTCAAAATCCAAACTTGGATTGTCATTACGTTCGGCAGAATTCTGCCACACGATGTTCATTCGATATAAATTTGGCAACTTTTTCTGTAATCCTTTTCCTTTTTGTTTCCTGTTACGTTCAACTACTTCAATGACTCCAAGTTCAATTAGTTTATTTACTTGTCGCTGTACCGCTTGGTCATACAATCCAGTAACCTTCTCAATATCCTTAAACGTCATATAAAAAACGCCTTGTGCATTAGCAAAGCGTTTAGAGTGTATCAACATAGCGTATGCAATTAGTTTCTGATTCTTCTCTGGACAATGTTCGATTATCCATTTGATTTCAGTGTAGGTTACAGTTAAATCTTTAACATTGGCTGTCAAATTGTAATTTTTCTCATACATATTTTTTACTGTGCGGTCAATTTCTTTGTAACACTCTTCCAGCTTGGTTGTATATGTATCTGGATTCTGCAATTCCATCCATTTATACAATTCTACAATCGTTTGTTCCTGCTCAAGTCCCATGTACTTAAAATACAATCCGACTAGGAATATTGAATTGTTACGGCTTCCTTGTATCTGTAATCCATTGTGTAACAAGTTAATTGCCCGATCAATCGAATAATCTTCATTTGGTTCATAACTTGGTAATGGTTTATGTTGTGCAAGTGCATCCTCTGTCTGGATTATGGTTTTCTTCTTGATTTTTTCGCCACTTTCACCAATGATATCAATGATTGTTTCAGATTTCATTTTTTCAATGGATAATAGGTATTCTTGGCTTTCTTGTGCATCCATTACCCTTAAACCATCTTCAATCAAACAGAATCCGCAAAAGTTACCTGTTCTTTGGTGTATGCCAAGCGGTATTTTAACGCCTAATTTATCCGTTACCCGAAATTCTACTTTATTTGCTTCGTCAAAGTATTGTTCTATATCTGATTGAGATATGGCGTATTGGAAAAACTTCTCGGCGTAATCGACTCGGATTAAATCCTCAAAGAATAAATCAATATGATAACCCTTGTTACCGCTGTAACTTATGTAATAGTGATTGATTCCTAATCCATTTAGTGTATTGGCGACATTGTATGTAATCCATTTTGCCATTTGTTTATCTTGAAAATCTACATCAAACGTCATAAACTTACTGAAAAACTTTGCAAAAGTTCCAATTGTATATTCACCTTCAAGATGTTTTTCAAATTGCCAATCTTGAAGCGGTTTTACCTTTTTACCTTTACTGTTAATGTGTCCTGCTGTATATTGCCGATATCCAATTGGCTCTTTATATTGGATTAGATAATGCTTCCGTTGAATAAAATATAAGTCATTCAGTTTGTTAATGATTATTTTTTGGTCAATTGTCAATGTCTCATCTCCCTTGGTCTTAAAAGAAAAAGCGCAGTCATTTGACTACGCTTGTGCTTGTTTCTCTCGTTCTCGCATCTGTTTATAATCATTCAATGCCTGTGACAGTTCTTCGCTCTGTTCAAAGAGCCAAAATCGGCTTCCATTCTTGGGCTGTACGGCTTCCGTAATAAATGGAATCCCTTTAATATGTTTCAAATAACTCGCAACTGATCCGTTGTAGCAGAAAAAATATCCTTTCATAATATCCTCCTTGATTATAAAGGTGAGTTTCTTTATCGAAACCCACCTTTTTTTGATTAGTTCATTTTTTCCGTATATGAAACATGATTCTGAAAGGTTAACGCAAACGAAAACATTTTGTTCATATCGAATGACTTTCTTCCGTCTATGTCCTCGCCTTTACGCTTGTATCTTCTGACCAGTTGGAATGGCTCATTGGGTAAAGCGATCTGAAAATCAAAAAAACCTTGCAACTTTGCAAGGTTAATGTCTGTCGTCAATATTCCATTGTCGTCTATCTTTATTTTGCCGTATAGGTTGTATTCATCGACAATCTGATACATCTCTTTAATTGAATGTCGGTTAAGTACGTCTATAAGTTCCTCAAAACCAAGTTCTTTGAGATAGCTATTATGTATTGGATTAAATCGGGAATTATAATGACCTTTAAAAGCGATATCCACGGCAAGCAATATTTGCTTCCCACGCTCTGATTGTGGGAGTGGTATATCGTAGTATGACCAGATTTGTAACAAAGTTGAACCGGCATATTTGTTGCCGTAATGCCCTCTATGGTTCTTTTTGATGTTGTTGATGTTGGCCGATTGTGGATTAAAGTAATCATTGGCATGTAGCATGGTTACATGATTGTCCCATGTTTTATGATGCACTAATGCCATGTCTACGCCAATTGGCTCCTTCTTGCTTGTAAGATCAAGGCCAAACATATTGCTGAAGTCGTAAAACCATTTGATGGTGTATCCTTTTATGTGCTTGAGTAATGAGCAACTTATCAAACTGTCGGCATCGTCACCTAAAACGGTATCAAATTTTCCAAAATCATTATCTGAACACCATGCTGGATACTTTTGTTTTAATTCCTGATTCATTAGCGACTGCGAAAGATACGCAACCGCTCAAAGTACCTAACTTAATTTCCTCCCTAAATTACCTTGACTGTATCATTTTCTCTCTCTACCGATACAGGCCAGGTACAGGGAGGGTTACGTTTTAATTTCTTTCAACAGTTTTCACCTCCATAAATTTGATCGAAAGTAAAAGAGGATAGAGCAATTAGCCCCATCCTCGGTTATGTATGAAATTATGCTTTAAGAGTGTAAACTGCTACGGCTTTCTTAGAAGCGACTTTTAGTGTACCTTCTGCCACAACATGACCGCGAACACTATCGCCAATTGCTGCGAGTGGAGCAAATTGTGCTTCACGCAGAAATGCAAGAGAAAGGTAATTTGGATCGAATACGGTCAACTTGTCAGCAGAAGCATGGCGAGAGAGAATCAGATTAAGATTACCGTAGTTTGTGCGGATTGTATCAACAACCAGACCGAATACATTTTGTTGGGCAATGTAAGAATAAGAATCTTTATACAGTGCGTCAATTTGCTCTTTCATATCAGCATTTACCAATCCAAAATATTCACCAGTTGGTAGACCTTGATCCCACAATTTCTTCACAGTGGCTTTTACTTCGGCTTCCGTAATCTTTCCGATAGTAGCACCTGTAATCAGGTTAGCAGGATCAGCCCATCCTTCAAGCCCTTGCATTTTACGGATGAATGGAGTTGCAGAGCCATCATTTTTTACACCTTTTGTAACGGCTTTTTCCATGTTCACTTTTAATTCGATTAGACGGTCAGCCACTTCACTAGAAAAGATATTCCCTTGACCATTTACACTAATAGCGTTTGCAGTACCAGATACGCTAACACCCTTTTGAAAGATTTCCAATACGTTAGATAATTCTGCCCGACCTGATTGATAGAAGGTTACACTTTCGTTGCCCTCTGGTACGCTAATGTCGGCTGTTTGATCAAGTGAACGTTCTCTCCAAGTGTGAACAGTTGAATTTGTCTTTTCAGTTAAACCTTTGGACATAAGCAAGGAAACAAGTGGTGTATCCTGTACACCAATTTTCGTAATTTCCTTTGCCAAAGAAATAGATTCACTTGCAGTTAGATTGTTAGATTTAAACATCAAAAATCATCTCCTTAAAATATTTTTAATAAAATGAAAAGTAGCCATACATTAGTTGACTACTTGAACAAACTCGCCAATTTGGATTCGATCATTCCAACGACATTTCCACTCTTTTCATATTGAGAGTATTTGTCGGTTGATTTATGGTCATTTGGCTTGTATGAGTTATCAATCTTCATACCGTTAATTATTTCTTTTAGCTTCTTAACCTTCGCAGTAAGTTCATCAGTATCTTTGACTTGAAAGAAATCGGCAAATGCTTCAAGGCCTTCTGACTTAAGCGTTAATTGAATTTCCTTTTGCCACAACTCGGCTTGTTTTTGTTCTAATGCCTTTTCAGCATCAGATTTCTCGGCTGGCTTATACTTTGCCAATTCAGTTTGAATCGGATTCAATACTTCTGACTCCCATTTGGATTTTTCTTGTTGTAGTAATTCATTTACTTGCTCTTGTGTAAAAGTTTGATTCTCTTCCATTCAAATAACCTCCTTATGTTTTCGTTAAAGCAGAAACTTGTTTCTCCAATCGTTCAATCGCCTGAACAATTCTGTCCTGTGCCTGATTCTGCTTGTCAATTTGCTCAAGCAATCTTGATTCTCTATCCTTGGACTCTCTACGTGTATCAATAAAGAGCCAGACGAACAGGACTGCAAAGATACCTTGTGAGACAATCATTTCAATAGGTAGACCGCCTACATCCATTTGATCAATCACCTCCTTTTAATGTTAAAAAATTTTAATAAAAAAAGAAAAAGATCGGGGATGACCTTTCTCTTCTTAAAAGGGGAGAGTATTAGATATATTGAAAACTGAAATTGGAAGGGAGTAGCCCTTCATTCATCGTCTACACTTGGTAGGCAATCAATGAAATTTACTCCATAGATATTACCTATTCTGATAAATACCAAGTTTTTCGCTACTATTCTTCCCATAATAGAAAAATCAAGGCAAATCGCTGAAACCCATGTGGCTGTAGGAGAGAAGGCACTACTAAAAACTTCTAGCGTCTATATTTTTGCTTATTTTCATGCCATACGCGTCTTTTTATTTCTTTTTCGTTTTTCTTCCAGCATTCACGGCACATCTTATGGTTTTTTCCAGTATTACCTATTCTGATAAATAAACTTCTATTGGTGGTTATTTTTTCCCTTATAGACGATTAACTCAGTAGCAAAAAGTCCAGTAATATCAAGGCATTAAAAAAATAAGGTATGTTCGTTTTCGCTAGTTCCCTTATAGGCGATTATCTATAATAAATATGACATGTTGTAAACGTTGATATATCAACATTCTTTGTAAATCACTTAAAATCACATATGTTTATTTTCGTTCAACTTTTTATTTTCTCTAAATGGTATAATTAAACGGTATACAATATTAGTATTCATAATTAGTTGCCCATATTTTTTGACAAGATTTAACGACAATATTTTTTGACATACAATATTAGTATTCATAATTAGTGGTTATATTTTATGGTACTATTTTGTGGTACACAATATTAGTATTCATAATTAGCAAGAATTTTTTTACCAGTATTACCTATACTGATAAATACCATTCTAATTGGTAAAGTTTTCACCTCTTCCCTTAAAGACAATTATCTACAATTTGAAATAAGTGCTACAAATGTTGATATATCAATGATTGTTGAAAAATACCGTGTTTTCAGTATGTTCGTTCGGTCGTTATTTTTCTTTTATATCCATAATAGAAAAATCAATATGGAACGCTGAAACCCTTGGGGCTGTAGGGGAGAAGGCGGTTTTAAAAATGATTAGAATTGTTTTTTTTGCTTGTCATACCAGCGCTTGAAATTTTCTCTATTTTGTTCTTTTCTATGTTCCTTCCAACACTCACGACACATTTTATGATTCTTGCCAGTGGGCTTTATTCTTTTAGAGCAAACTTTGAATATTGTTTCTATGCTTCCCTTAGAGACCATCCTGTTTTAAATGGTCTTTTGCACAAGTGTTGATTTATCAACGTTTTTCAGGTATGTTGTATTTTTATTTATTAAACTAGTTGCTCGAAAATCCTTATGTATCAATGGTTTTCAAGATTTTTTCTATTTTCCTAAGATGATAATAATATTTATTTTGCTCGTTTTTAATTTTCTTAGCACAAACATTGCAATACTTATTTTTGTTATTTTTTAATCTTATTCTATCACCGCAACCATCACACTGTATATTCTTTTCACCATATTTTCTTTGAAGATTTCTCTTTAGATTCTCAACTAGAATATCACCAAAACTTGACCATAATGTTGTTTTGTAATTGCTTTTTTTATAGTTATATAAATATTTAACTAGCACATCAACTAATTTATAAATATCAGGTTCGATATTTATGTGTTGGAAGTAATGATACCTGTTGTACCCCATTTCGTACAAACAAAAATAATAAATAATGTATTAATAGTGATTTCGTACAAACGCTCTCAGACCGTCTATATCGCCGTTTAAGGCGTTTTATATTTAGGTTAGATAAAATATACCTACTTTATATAAAAATTGCTGTATCGGGCTTATAGAGCGTCTGGTGACGTGTTTAACATCAATTCTATTTCAAAATTTCACACAGTAATTAATAAATTTTTGACATGTCGTGTTGGGCGGGCATGGTTAGAGTGGGCAAGGGGAAAGGGGAAAAATTTATTATCCTGACAATGAAAAAGAAGCGGATTGACCGCTCCTTTGAATGTGCTATTCTGCTTGTCTATATACTTGATTCATTGCTTTAGCGTACCGTTCAAACTCATCCGTCATCAACCATTCTTCATACATCTGGATTTCTTTTTCTTGATCCATTACGCAGCTACCTCCTGAATCAATTGATAACCAGCCGAATCAATTTCCCCATCTTCATCATAATCAATGACGTACTTGCAAAGCCCTTCTTCAACTTTGATAATCCCGTCAATTGGATTATCACCCAAGCATACTGCATCTTTCAGATCATCAATTGTCGCCAGATAATGTTCATATTGTTTCGCTTCCTCTTCATCTACTGTGACGAACCAATTCTCCATTGTTGGGCAGTAGAAAATGAACGCTTTTTTGATTTCAGTTTTTTGCATGGGTTTAATTCCTCCCTTAGTTTTTGTTAAGAATTTCATTTCGTTTCTGCCGCAATGCTTCAATTTCTTGCATGATTGCTTGGCGGCGTTCAGTTGTCGTGGCTTTCTCGGAAAACTCTTTCGCCAAAGAAATATGACGAAAAGTAATGGACTGTAATTCCTCATGTAAAGCGTCATCTTGCCATAGACGTAATGCAATCGACATTATTTCACCCCCTTTGGCTTTAGGGCTGTGAAATAAAGGATGTGAAGTGTGTTCAGGTCTGGTTTGACTGGTACACGATGATTGGCATATTTAATGTGTAATCCTTGGCTATCTTCATGCAAAACACGTTGATAGAATCTACTAGCCATTAGCACTTTAACTTTTTTCCCGATAAGCGATTGTAAATCGGATTGTTGAAGTGGTGTCATAGCATTGTCCTCTCCTCATATCTCTAAGGAGTTTAAAGGATTAAATTTTTCATTTTGAGAAGCCAAAGCAACACCCCAAATTGCCAAATACCTTTGAGTCATAGCAATATTCGAATGCCTAAGCATTTTTTGCAATGTGAAAACATCACAACCGTTCATCAACATCCGATGGGCAAACGTGTGTCTAAAGGTATGAGCTGATAAGCGGCAATCAGGGAAATTCATGATTTCCTTCAACCGTTTAAAAACACATTTAACTGCATTGTCCGTAAGTTTTTTACCTTCTACATCAGTAAAAACATATTGAGGAACTTCACCAAACGTCTGCTCACAATATACCCTGTACTCACACAGTTCTTTGATTAACTTTTCCGTAATCGGAATGGAACTTTGTTGACGTTTCTTTCCGAAGACGATGATAGTGCCATTCTTCAAATTAATTTCATTCCAAGACAGATTGACCATTTCACCTAGACGAACACCTGTCCCAAGCAAGAACACAATCATTGTATAGTCCCTATAAGCAAAGAATGATTTTTCACGCTGCTTCAATCTTCTGTAATAACCTAGCATTTGTTGAATATGCCGATCCTGAAACACTTCAATCTTAATGTCCTCTCTGCCGTAACCAATTTTCTTGGCTGGATTCTGTTTCTGTGTAATGACCTCGATCTCTTCAAGATAGTTAAAGAATATCTTGAGGACATGCAACTTACTGTTTCTGGTTGTGGCATTGTTGTTTCTTTCCTTTTGGCAGTAGATAAGATAATTCTTAACTGTGTTCGGAGTCACATCACTAACATCGACAATTTCTTGTTTACCGCAAAAATCCTGAAATTCATTGAGGGCAGACATGTACGATTCGATTGTTTTAGGCGACAAGTTTTTAAATTCCCGATCCTCCTTGAAATCTTTAATGGCGAACTTTAATAACACGAAAAAGCACACTCCCTTCCAGTTTTCTGATACTGAAAGAAAGTGTGCTTCCTATTTGAAAGCGTGTTTGTATGCGACCACTTATTTTTCAAAGTGTTAAAAAGTCGCTCAAACCCTTGATATATCAATTATGGTGATCCGGACTGGGTTCGAACCAGCGACCCCCACCCTGTCAATTTGATGTCTGACGTTTCTTTCTATTTCTGACCTTATCAAAAATGGCTTTATTATGCTGATTTCAACAAATTAATTCTAAGTATTATTTCCTTATTAATCCGTTCATTTCTGCATTTGCGTGGTCAAAAATGTGGTCAACTTGCCTACCCCCTGAGCACCTTACTGTCAACAAGAAGTCCTGCATTTCCTTCCTTTTCTGAATGATGCAAAGCGCTTCCTCTTATGCGGTTTCTTATCTTATATATCGCCTTAACACTTCTTTTCATTTCCGCCTTTTGCAAACAGCGCGTTTGCAGTTTTGTTTGCAAAGACATCAGTTATTTCTTCTGATCCTGATAAACCTCCATTAGGAACCTAGCCAGGGTTACCCCAGCATTGACTACCAATCGAGCATGATACGGTTTGAGTCCACTCTCATTCTTTACTTTCCCATGCCCAGTTCCATAAGCATTGCGTAGTTCTGTGATACCTATAACTATTTGTCCTAAATTATTTAGAGTACGTTTAACCGTGTCTGTGGCTTTATTTGCCTGCGCTACATCGTCAGGAATAAGCTTCAGGTGGCTTTGTACTAATTTTATTAATTCTGGCATCTCGAGTTTATCCAAATTTTCAGCCTTACCACTAAGTATTGTTTTCAGTACTGTTTCAATCATCTCTTTTGTTGTACCAAGTGCGAGTTCAGGGTCTTCTTCAAGTGAGTTATATATTCTGCTAATTTGTTTTGTTACATCAAAGGAATCAGTATCCAGTGGATTTTCATCTAAAATATGACTTGGTTCACTATCATCAAAAAGTTCTTTGTAAAGATCTGGTCTTCTTGCTTGAAGCCATCCCTCCAGATTAACTTTTTCAGCAATAAAAACTAATTTCTCAGTATTTCTTCCAATTCGTTTGAGTACTTCAATAACATTTTGCGTATAATCAGGATCTCCCCAATTTAGACTTCGTATCAGTCTATTATGTCCCTCGATTGCATCAACTTCGTCTATCTCATAAGCTAGCTTCGTCCAATCACTCGCATCAAATTTAGCCTCGATAATAAGTGAAAGCGCATAAATTAATCGATTTTTATTTTCTGTTTTTAGCATTTTTTGTTCCCCTTATCACCATAGTCGCTTAAGTTAAACTGCTTTTGTATTTCTGCATTTTGGATAACTGGAGCATCCGTAAAATTCACCTTTCGCACCTTTTCGCAAAATCATTTTTTCTCCACATCTTTCACAGAGCATTTCCTTCTGAGGTAATTGTGCTATTACTTGTTTAGGATTTGGCTTAGTAGTGGGGTTCATTTGCAGAATCATCTCAATGAGCTTATCGCGGTTTATGAGTCTCACGCTATTTGATGATGCAAGATTACGTGCAGCATCAGTATAATCACGATTACTTACAACCCATGCTTCGTGAGCTTTATAGTGAGCAATCGATGCCTGCGCCTGTTGAACAGCTTCGATGCCAACATTCTTACTATATCGTTTCGCCTGAACTACAATTTTCTTGCCGTCTTTTTGAATAATCAGATCGGCCCCATAATCACCTGCCGCTCTGGTTACTTCTACCTTATATCCTTGGTTCCTAAATAATAGTCCTAGATAGTGTTCAAACTGTCTCCCATCCATTTGGTCAATATCTTTTATTCCGGAACGTTTAAGTCTCTCCTGCGCTTTGGCGTCAAGGATGAACCTTATCCCCATTGCTACCCCTAGCAACACTCCAAATGTTACCCCTGCCATTATTAGTGATCCAGTCTCTAAATAAATATAGCCCGAAAGTGCAATTACGAGCAGAGCTGCTAAATTAATCAATGAATCTTCTAAGCTGTTTGCCTTTTTTCTTCTTCGTGCCATTTCTCCTACCTCCTAATTATTCAAATTAAAGGATATAGGACAAATTGCACCCAAACAAGGGTAACCTAATGACACAATTCGACAAAAACCCACCTCCTAAGAAGTGGGGAGTATTCGCTTATAGCTACCCGTACATATTCGGGAGATAATTTTAGAATGGGAAATCAAAATCATCATTCTTTTCTCTTAATTCAGCTGGTTCATAAATAAAGATACTGGGCTTACCTATCTTTTCTAAGCTATTATTATCCCATTCGAATAAAACAACATTGGCGCCATAAGCGCGGGTTGAATTGTAGCAAATACCACTATAACCAGCTAGCCTTGCACAATCGGCAATAAACTTTGTTATAAAGTATTGCGGCTTCCATGTGCTTTTTCGATCTGGAACCTTTTGTTCTAACAATCCTGATGATAATATGGCAGCCAATACTGCACTTGTTGATGAAGGACCTATATAATCAAAATCGCTCCTTAAATCAAGCAAGTTTTCTATCTCCTTCACTTTAAACTTTTGAGTCCAGATTAGCTGAGACTTATTTTCCTCAAGCACAACTTCATTAACTGCAGTTTCCTCACTTTTGGCCAAATAAAGAACACTTTGTCCGGTATGATGATATCTGCCATCTCCCGCTATTCCCGTTCCAGGTGCATCAAGGTCGGAACTGTCAAACACTCTATTATCTTTTACACTTCGTGCTCTATACCATTCGCCATATATTTTTGTTGATGGTACTTTCTTTGATAAAATTTCTTTATGTAATTTCTTTCCCAATGTCTTGGTGAGAGCCAGTGAAGGGTATAATTGGAGGTGTTCTTGCAACTCAGTGATTTGATTTCCATACTTTTTTATCGCTGTTTTAAGGTGATGCTTGGTTTGGATTACGTATCGATCTTCAGTCCCAATTGTGTCATACCGATCAAAACCGGAACATCCGCAGTTGGGACAGGTGATATGTTCAGAAATGGCATCCCTATATCTTTCTGGCACATTTAAATTTTCATAAATTTCCTCAAGAGTGGTTTTTTCGCCTAAAATCCAAACGTAACTTCCTCCATCATAAGGCTGACATGTTGGACAATATTTTACTTTCGCTTGTGTACGAACCCTGTGTCGTTCTGCCGTTTTGTTTAAATCGGGAAGAAAATCATAGTAATCCATCGAAATGCCTCCAAATTTAGTTAATTTTCTCTATTATAAATTAAAAAATCCCCGCTCTAACCAAAGGAAGAGGGGAATTTTATATTATGCCTTAACATCAGTAATTTTATCTATATCAATCCATTCAACACTTTCGTCGTTTGCGATCTTAATCCGGCGTGTATTCTGATCAATCCACTTGATCATACCCCATAAGCTGCAAAAGGTACCGAGGTTCGCCTTGACAGGTTTCCACCATGTGACTGTTACAGCATAATCCTCTCGCGCCGAGTCTTTAATAAGATACTGGAAGTTCGCCAGCTCATCTTCTTCAAGTGTTGGCTGCTCCGAAAGCTTCTGGTCCTCCTTGAGCTGCAGGTACAATTCCCTTTGCTCAGGCAAAACGAATCGACTCGCGGCAAAGATGTTTTCTATTCTGCTTGCCATCTGAATGTATCCTTCCTTTCCCATGCCTCCAGGAGTGTTATGTCATCCGGTCGCATGCGATCCCATTCAATGTATTCTTCTCGGGCGAGTACGTCTAAGACTTCCATAACGCCCCCGCGGGATCGCCCCGTTTTCACACATAGTTCATCTATAGTCGGCAACCGCCGGCGACCAGCTGAAAAATTCGCGATTATACGGAGAACTTTCCTCTCGATATCAGACAGCAACGTCCTCATCCTCCACAACCTTGATGGTTCGTGGAAAAGACGGCTCCCAGGTGATCAAGCCAAGCAGCTTTAGGTTTTCCAGGTGCCGGTGCATCGTACTGGATGATCTGAGGCCGACCATCTCGCACAGCTCACGAATGCTTGGTGCATATTTATTTTTTTCGGTATACTCCATGATCGCGGACAAAATCGATTGTTGTCTTTCAGTGACTCGTGGCATGGCTTATGCCCCCTTCTTTTCAGCTGCAGGATATATAGCAAGAATGTTTTCAATCGCAAAAACACGGGGAGCACTGCGTGACAAGCAAAAGACTTTTACTAGATTTCCATCGATTGCCCGCAAGCGTAGCGTTCGCCTACTCGTCTGTCCGTAGCGATCTAGATAGATGACATCAACGAGCTGACCCGCCTCTAAATACCTCTGTAATTCACGCAGCATGTTGCTCACCCTTTCACAAACAGGAACATTTGTTCTCTTATTATATGCGAACAGCATGCGAACATGCAAATAAAAAACCACTTCCATTTAAGGAAGTGGTGGTAAAAGTCCTATTACTTTTGCGACTGTGACACCAGCTGCAGAAGTTCGAAGCGTTTCTGAGAAGAGTTTAAATATCCCCTTAGCTCGTTCCCAGTTGCTTTTTTTCACTGCTTCTTGAAGGTTCTGAAAATCAGATATCGCATCTGTTTTTTCTTGGCCTTCGGGTAATTTTTTAATTTCTGACAAAAAAGCTGCTAATGCTTCTTCAGAAATACCATTTGTCTCAGTATATTTTTGTTCCACCTGGTCACCTTGTGCGTTTAGGTTCCCACGGAATTCGGAGTTATTAAAGCTATTGGAGATATTTCTCTGATCCAAATTTAATTCTCCTCCAGTTATGATGATTTGTTGCACCAGTATTGTAGCCAGCTTCTCAGGTGTTAACCCAGCCCTTGCAAGATCATCAAGGGTAGTTCCCACCACCCCTTCTATTGCGTTTGGAGCGGAAGATTGGGTTGTCCTTTCAGCTTTTTTTTTAGGTGTTCCACATATGGTGGAAGAAAGTCAAACGCAATCCATACTTTTTCCGGACTGGGTATATAATTAATGCCGCAAATATGGCACTGTCTTTGTTCCTGAACAATGTCCAAAGGGGAATCAACTGCGTAATCACTGTCACCCTCAGGGCATTCAACTTCAAAATATACTCGCAGTTTTCTTCCAACATGTGTAAGCATATGTTCAGTGACGAATTTCAGATCTGCTATTCCTGATCGTGCACATACATAGTGAGGTGAAAAATGCTTCTTGCCTTCTAACGCCATTTCTTCTAATACATCATCAATAAGAAATGTAGACATGCATGATCACCTCACTTCAGAATTCATTATTCACTAGTTTCAACTACAAGTTCTTCTTCGTCAAGCCCCTGATCACTTTCCACGTCTGTCTGTGGAAATTTGATAAGGAGTATTTCATGTAGAACATGCTCGATTACTTCTTCCCCGACTTTGGTTCGGAACCAGAGGCCTTCATCGGTTATCACGTATGAAATGTCCTCTTCAAAACCAAAGGAATACTTAAATCGAAAAACTAATGTTTTCTTTTTCATCGGAGTACCAGTAAATTCCTTCTTATACTCCTCAGTTTGTTCTAAATCTTCAACTTGGGTGTTTGCAGTTACCTCTTTGGTAGCATATACCCCTTCAGTCATTTTATGCTTAGCAGCACGAAGTTTTGCTCCTAATCTTCGGGCCAATTCGTTCGCTTGAAGATCGTTTAACTTTGTAATCTTGTCCCAAATAACCTCGCCTTGAATATCCATTACCTGAAGAACTGCTTGTTTAAACACTTCATTTTGTGATTGGCTCGCTCGGATTTCAAAAGCAAATGGTGAGAAATGAATAACTACGTACTCCAAAATCTGTGGCGAACGGACTACAATTTCAAAGTCCTCAAGAAATCTTCGAGGACTCCCCAACAACGAGAAGGCAAGAACCATTTTGTTACCGAGTTCGTAAGCCCTGATAAGCTGTGGTTTCTCGTTTAGCTGTGGCCGAATTCCTCGAGTAAAAATGGTGCTACCATATTTTTGAATTAGGTGATCCCTGAAGAAATCCTTGTTATGCCATTCAGCTGGGATACCGCTCATCATAACGTGAATATTTACTGCAGTAGCTCCAGCGAATTGGAACTGATCAGCCAAAGCCTGTCCTACGTCAGGAACCTTGTCGGATATTTCTTCGGCCATTTCATCTATTGAATTTTTTCTAGCATCCAGTTCTCGTTCAGAAATTATTTGTTTGAGTGCACCTGATGGCACTTCCATTATAAGGATATCCTTCAAAGCCATCCGCTAATCAACCCCCGTACAAAAGACCTAGAAACAAATTTACCACTGATGTATTTTTTTGACAATCGAAAAAATGTGAATAAAATAAAAAAACTCCCTGATGGAAACCATCCATCAGAGAGAGTATTGTTATTCTTCCGTGTTACCATGCACCTTCTTAATTCTACTGCGTAGATAACGATACAGCCATGTCACCAGCCACGCCCACGCTATCTTCCCACCAAAAACTTTGAATCCATAGTGGATTCGAGCAGGCAGATACTCGTACCGATCGATGAGTTCTTGTTCCTTTGTCAGCACGTACAACTCGAATCCGGGATAGTGGCTCTCGATTTGAGCAATAAAACCGAAGATGCGCGGGAAAAGATCGGCTGCCATAAAGAGCAAAATAAATAGGAGTAAAGCGATCAGCGCGCCCCACTCCTGCACGAATGGAATGACATGATCAAGTATCAATTGCAGACACATCCTTTCGATAATTTCACGGTTTTGGTCGTCCCGTCCCATTCCACCTGCAGACCGAGAGCCTCAGCAAGTTCACGAGCCGGGGCATAGGAGACGCCAGATTCTATCGACTCCGTCAAATCGTGACAGTTGACCGTCACCTGTTTGGTGGCGGCATCGTATACCGGCTCCACCCCCAGCGCCTCTGACACCGCTCTGACCGGGAGCATGGAAACCCCGTCCTTCAGGTAGCCATCAGCTTTTAAGTGGACGCCGTTGATCTCAATGGAAACCTTATCCACAGGTTTTGGGGTTGGTTGTGGATTTGGTGTGAGTAAATTCTGCACATCCGCTTTGAACTTTCCCCAAGCCTGCGCCGCTGTCAGACAGGTAAATCGGCGGGCGAATTCATCAGAAACGAAATAGGCTGGGCAGTTTTTTCCTGTGATGTCAAAATGCCTCCACAGTCGATCCACTCCCCAGCCATACCGCTTCAGGATATCAGCTGCCAGCTCAACCGTTCGCTGATACATCGATTTAAAATCTCCGTCCGAGTTGACGCACATCTCGATCCCGATCGTGCAGTTGTTCGGGTAGGAACTGAGCAGTTTGAGTGCTTCAGGCTTGTACGACTTGGCACCTACGTGGTAGCCCATCTCAGTTTCCGGAAGGCAGCGTACAATTTGCTTGTCATCAACAATATAGTGGGCGCTAGCTTCGGTAGTAGGTTTATTGAAGTAGTTGCGGTTGGCCACGGCGTTGGCTCCTTTTCCTTCATTGGCCGTCCAGTGAATAACAAGGCCCCGGGGAGTGATTCTGGTCCCGGGGCGCGCATTTCTATTGGTCAAAAGCATATCCGTAATTTGCATGTTACTTCCCTTCCTTCTGCTTAATTGCACGATCAGACTTGGCCTTGATCTCGGTAGCCACCATATTGACAATAGCCTTTGGCACCGGCCATCCTGCTCGATGAGCATTTGCCGTCAGGCTGTTCCATGTATGATAAATTAGCCCGAACGTGACACCGTAAAAGAGGAACCCAGGAGTCGCCATCACCCGATCAAGCAAATTGGCGACCGCTGGAAGGACCAAGAGAAACAATGTCCGAGGAATTCGACTCAGCCCATATTCGGATGAATAGGTTTTGTCCTTTTTCTTTGCCGCTTGGATACCTGTGATCCAATCCAATGCGATACATAGCAGAAGCACAACCATGATATCTGTTCGGCCAGTGCCGTAAAAATATTGAAAAATAGGTGCCAGCACCGCCCCCATAGCTGCCGCTATACCGTTCGCTGGGGTCACTACATTCTCTAGGCTCTGGATAAATTTCATATACTCATCTTCCTCCTCACCCCCTCGGGGCAAAAAATAAGCTCCGATCGGTTCGGGGCGGGCTTTCAGTCATGATGAAGAGGGGCGCGCCCCCTATGCAATCTTGGAAAGCTTCTCTGATGAAGCCAGCAGACCAGGCGGCAGGAAATCTTTTGGTCTATCCGGAAGCAACTCGATCCACGCGGTCTGATACATCTTGTAAGCCGACTCGCAGCAGTTCATCTTGTTTGCTGCATCCATGACATGGATTCTGCCTTGCGAAAGAATAAACAAGCCATTGCTGAGCGATTGCCTCAGGTCGTATGGTGTGCGCAAATGCTCGTTGATAAATTGCTGCATCCGATGTTTTTGTAAATCAGATAAGGTCTCCTTGAGACGGAAAACATCGTATTCATCTGGCCGGTATTCCAAATGACGGATCTGAAAGGGATACCGCCAATCGGTTTCCGCGAGGTGGAGCTCGTCCAGGACGATAGCAACATGAGAATAAGGGGAGTCCGTGACCCCCCTGATGATCTTTCCTATCCATGAATCCCCCTTGTAAAAAAGGAGGTCGAAGCGTCTAAGTCCCACACGCCTCGCCTCCTACCAGTTGATGGAGTCCACTTCTTCTTTGGTTGTTGCAGCTTCAACCTGCGCCTTCAGCGTCCAATACTTGCCGATCTGTTGCTGTTTGTGCTGACCAGCTTCAAATACCACTTCGATGAATTGATCGCGGGTCAGGGTAACGATCCCTGCATCCTCCGTTTTCCATTGCGTTTCAGCGAGATCTGGCTTCAAAAGGAACAGGGTGCTTTGCTGATTAAAGTTTGCTTGGTCCTCCTCGTTGAACCGGAAAGTGTGACCGGTGGATGCAGAGATAAACCCTGCATAGATCGCTTTGAAGCATTCGTTATTCAGGAAGTCAATTTTCGCTGTCTTTACCTGTTCCAGAGGTGCGGTTGGAGGTGTCAGGTCCCAGATGATGGTTTGGTTGTCTGGATCGACTCGATACCGATATTGAGCAAACTTGTCCGAGTCTTGTCCATATTCAAGCTGCAAGCATCCTACTGTATCAGGATTGCGTTCATCTAACGCCGTGTATGTTTTGAAATCCTGTTCCTGTGTGGTTTCTACGACAAAACCTGCTCGTTCGCCTGTATCAATAAGTACGTTCCCTGTGAGCTTGTCGAAATATATCTTTCGTCCGATTGTGATCATGTTATCTCCTCCTATTCGTAAGCAAACCAATAAATTGGGTTGGGGAAGCTAATGCTTGAAGCATCTGTTTTAAGAGTAAATCCGTTTGTGTCAAGTAACGTAACCTCAAACGGGCCGCCGATGGCATTTGCGAATGTTGATTCGGTGGCATCTTGGAATAGTGCGCGCACAGAATACCTGTTTCCGTTAGAACTGACCGTACTGGCTATAACCACCCTTGGTTTAAACCCGAGGCCAGTTACGACAGTAGAGTTTGCCTGCCTCATGAGGTTTCCGTTTGCCGATCTCTTTACAGGAATTGCAGCGACTTTACCAGCCAATGAAGAAAGGCTCTCGCTACCGTTTGCTGTGTTCAGACCTTGTGTATTGATATTTGTTGCAAGAGTATTTTTAGCGTTCTGCAATTTCGTAATAATCGTTGCAACGTCATCCGTACTTACTGCCGGACTTCCAACCACTGCTGCAAGATCAGCTTTTTGGTTGACTGCTTCCATAGTTTGAAGCGCTGCAATAATGTCTTTTATTGTTGCTGTGCTTGGTAATTGAGCCATGTCTGCCCCTCCTTTCTACTCAAATGCATACCATCGAGCGTACATGGTATATGAAGATGAGAATGCCTGTGTAACCACAAAGCTGTTACCAGTAGGTTTTGCTGCAGGCAGGGTTTTTGTAGACATCCCTGCTACTGATTGCTTCCATGTCGTTGTTGACCCGCCGTACGTTTTCGCCTGAAGGGCGACATCTATAGTGGCCGTTGGGTCATCAGAGGTAGTAGCATAATGGAGCAAAATCATGGAAGGAACAAAACCTAATCCTGTGACAGTATAGCTAGATGATGTTCCTGGCAAAGAAAAAGTACCCATTGCCCACTTTTTTCCGATGTATATTGATGGGATCGCTGCGATAATATCGGCAAAGGTGGACGCGTTTGAGAGTGGGAGATTGGCGTCTTTTGCTAATAGCGCGTTGATGATGTTCGTTTTTACTGTACTTTGATTCGTATCAGCTGCATTCACTGCATCGATCAACGCTTTTTTGTCCGCACCATTAAGTCCTTTCCCCAAGCCGTGATCCCGAAGAATTTCGCTCATCATGCGCTTGGCACCTCACTTATCACGTCACCGTCAGCATCGTAGGTGATGGTGACGGTGACAGTGTAATCCACTGTGACACCATCCGTTTTGTAATACACCCTAGTGTCGGTCTGGTAGTTACCTTTGGCATCCGGATTCGAAAAGGTCGATTTCATGTAAAGAGTGTTGTCAGCAATTCTTCGATATTCGACTACGGTGAAAATTCCGTTTGCATCCTTGCCACTTTTCGTTTTCTTGTAGTTGGTCAGTTGATCAGCAATGAGTCGACCGACTGCATCCCTCTTTGGGATGTTATTCGCAGCTGTACCAACATGGTAGCCGTCGACCATATCAGCACTAAGGTTTGTGACTGTAGTTGTGCTCGACACGGATAAAGGAGCCGTTCCTGTCGCCACACTAGACTTCAATTGACGAGCTGAGAGATCACCGCTTGCATCACGGAGAGCAACTGTATCGGCTGTGCTGTTTGCGCTTAACGACTTCCCGCCGACTGTCGCAGCATCACCGGTGATACTAAAAGCTCCCTTCCCCTGAGCGTCAAGACGAGGAATCTTATTCACTCCACTGGTGGCAACATCCGTTTGCTTAACAAAAGTATCTTTGGATACGATGTTACGGTTATCGGTTGAAGTAATGACTGAAGTTGCATCAGTAGCGAAGTACCAAAGTTTACATTTGGCATCCGCGGTTGCCTGAGCAGTGGTGTTTTTGACCATTCCGTCTGAGTCCAGGTAGATGAACTGTCCTTGAGTCGCATTCAACTGGATGCTTCCAGCAGCTACATCAAATTTCACTCCGTTCACATACGCGGAACCGGCAGAATAGTTGGCCGTCAGCCCATTCGCTGTGAACGCTAGCCCCGAGATGACGGAGCTGCCCAGAATATTTTGAGCCAACCCTTCAACCAACTGATGGGCTTTTTCAATTCCAGTTTCAATATTATTTGCCCGGGTGGCTGTAAACTTGGTCCCTTGTTGAACGATTTCTCCGGTACCAGGATCTACAATGTGATCAACCCACGTGTTTTTTTGGTAGCTCAAGATGTGCCCACCTCCACTTTCACCTCAAATTCAAAGGCGATCAGCAGGCCGCTATCGCCCTTTGTTATGCTTAATGGCTTTACTGCCAATGCATTGCCGCCGCTGTCAACCAATGATGCAGCCTGAATCTGTCCCTGGGATTGCACGTCGTCCAGATAGATATACTTGGTGACCTTCATGCCGCTGATGCTTGTCTTAAAGATTGGATAAGGCTTCAGTTGACCATCGACATTGATCAGCGCATTCGCAACATGATTGCTAAGGTCGTCTCGTAGAAGCTCCAACAGCCTATTTTGAACAATAGCCAATGCTCTCACCCCCTATTCAGGAACAGAGTAGAACGTATTGGTCAGAGGGTGGTCCACGGAATTGGTCCGGGCTGCTTCTCCCACCATTACGCTCTCTTTATAAATGCGTCCTTCCAGGTCATCCTCGGCATAAAACAACCCACAAATCGGATACTCAACCTCGAAGGAACGAGATGAAACTGACACCGTGATCGCTTCCGGCTTTGTCTTAGCCAAAACTGAGAAACTCAAATGTTTTGGCCGCATTTCGAAAACAGACTCAGCAAGTCGTTCATAATCGAGAAGATCGTCGATATCAACGACCACCTCGAAACGCTTCTCACGTCCATACTCCACAACATTTGCCTGCTTTGATTTCGTGAATTCCCCAGCTATCTTCTCCATTTCCTTTGGGGTGATAAGGGGAGGTATATTCAGCCGAGACAAAACCCTTGCCCGCCTGGTCTCAATGGCAGTTCCCTCTGGCACCGGCGGGAGTTTTAACTGCCTCTCCCATTCCGTCAGCCCCCACGTTGCAAGAATGGGATTTCCTTGCTTGATGACGTCCAGCGCAAAGTCAACACGGCGATCCGATTCACTCTCGATTGCCCCCAAAATGCCATTGGTTATTTTCGACTTCCTGTAATAAGGCGGTATGAGGAAAATAAGCCGCTGACTCATGCCATCACCTCAAGCGTCACGGAACCAAGAACAGGCACCTCATCGGGTCCGAAAGTGCTGTTTCCTGCCACTCCATTGATGGTCAACCCGCCGTAGTCATCGACACCCTTAATTCCCAAGAGGAGAGCGCCTGCTTTTGTCCAAACGACCGGACGAATTGTTTCCTCGGCATCTGTCGATTCCAGAAGGTCCAACAGGTATTCGGCCAGTGTTGCCTCATAAGCCGTTGTCACGGTGGCAAGATCGAAATTCTTTGCCAACTTGGCCTTGGCGTAGAAATTGAATATTTTTGGCGTTGCAGCAACGACAAATATTCCATCATCACCAGGACCAAGCGGACGATTCGCTTGGATATGTGCCCGGGCTGCTTCCACAATCGTTGCGTCCGGCGAGGTACCATTCTGACCGAGCAGCACCACGCGAACGGTGTTTGGTCCATCAAGGTTTTCAAAAACCCTAGCGCCGGCAACCCCCGGGACCTCCAAAGCCCATTCAATGTAGTGAGCCGCATTCCCAGATGTCGCTCGGCGCCGCACTTTTTGCCAGTATCGGCTCCTAAGGTCCGGATCGGACTCGTCATCCGCACCACCTTCCAAATCTGCGAGAAGCTCAATCGTTTGTAATCCGTTAATGTTTTGAACAGGCAATAGCTTCATTCCAGCCTTCAGATTACCTTTCTGGCCTGTTTCCTCTGCCTGCAGCAACCCCATTCCTACACCCGAACCATCCAGATTTATATCCTCTGGGACAACAAAAAATAGAGGAGCAGCCCCCTCTGTCATGAAACGAGACCCGGAAGAAATCTTATCTCCGGGAATGCCCGTCAATTTTAATTGTGGTGTGGGGAGCCTGGCCTTTGTTGCCATCTTCCGTGTAATCCCCTGCGTGCTTACAGCAAGGTCAAGGTTCTCACCCTCTGCATATTCCACCCACAGGGCGTAATAAAGCGCCAAAATATATCGATAACCTTCGGCGTGTTCCATGGCGTCTACTTTGAGGAAGTCATACGGGATGCTTCCTTCCTCCACATTCATTGGCCCAGTGATAGACAGGTACTTTGCCACTAGCCTGTTAAAAATTTCGTCTTCGGTTGGAATCGTCATCATTCAACTATCACCTCCTGCGGGATCGCCCCCTGATCTGTGACAAGCAAATAGCTTATTTTGAGGCCGGCTCCAATCCATGCAAATGAGAAGCCCTCACATCGATCGATACCATACAGAAACTCCACTGCTTCCCGAACAAGGCGCTTTGCTTCTGCCTGTTTCCATTCCCGAGTACCTTCGCCCCTGATCAGCTCCTTTAATTCATGGCCGTAAGCAGAAGTATAAATAGGGTAGGTGTAGCGATCCGTGCTCAACGCCTTCTGTGCATTTTGCTGGAGAGCCTCTACTCCATCGATAATGATCGGTATCCCGTTCGGGTGTAAGAGAAATTCTCCCTGCTCAATGTCAAATGCGTAAGTTCGTAGAGAGGGTTGCTGCTGCTCTTCTGTTGCTTGTGATTGTTCAACCTGATCAATAATTTCAGGGAAAATGCTCATGGCCGCACCACCCTATCGATGATGTAATAACGCGAACCGACTGAAGCAACAAGGACCCTGTCCCCTTTTTTGAGGACATCCTCATACTTCAACTCCACAAAGTTGTAGGAGAATTTTGTGAGCTCAGGTGATGGCGAATCGTCATCCGTATCCAGAAGGTCCTTTTCTGTCTTGTCCCCCAGATTACGCTCTTTCTGCTCTTCATGAGCGATGGTGACGATCCGCGAATGCCTTGTAAGGTGCTCCGCGATCATAAGAAAATCCTTACCGAATGGTTTGTTTATGCCATCGATAAGGATTGATAGGTTGGGGGGCGGGGTCTGCACGGTAGCCAATTCAAGGCGCATTTCTTTCGGGACTGAATTTGCATCTGACTTATTCGGCCCTCCAAGCACATGGGCAAGTTTTTGAAACCCGTTCACGCACCGCTCACCTCCATCTGCAACTGTAACTTCATTTCATGATAGCCAGGACGAATCGTATGACTATCTCCCCAAACTGTATAAATCCCGTTCAGCTCCGTGATTTCCTCAAATACCTCGATCTTTGTACCGGAAATGATATCATCGATACCCAGTGAGCTGACGGAGGCTTCGTCTTTTACCTTGTTCAGGTTGCTCAGTTCCTGCTTTGCAAGAGACGATGCTGTCCCCTTTTTCTCATCTTGGACCTCGATTACTTTGACCATTTTGCCGTATCGTTTGGCGTTGGTCTGATCCAACTGCTCGTGCAGAATCGCGCTGCTTTCGTTGTCGCTACCAATCACCCTGACCGCCGTCCTCATTTCGCTGATCGAGCGTTTGCGGCTCGCATCGAGTAGGCTGGTGCCCTGACTGATCTTCCACTGCTTTGTTTGGCCCCTTTGGGTTCCCACGAACACTTTCCCTTGCTCAAGCCAACACCAGTATCGAATGCCGCTGCTGCGATACACCTGATTTAAGATGTCCACCACCGCATCCCAAAGGCTTTTCCGGATAACCTGTTTCTCAACGTATGGCATCGGGCCGATTTGTCCGATTGGGATGCCCACTTGCTGGAACATCCTTGTCAGCAGCGCATCGGATCTCTCCCCTGTTGTGACCTCCACCACGTCGTTATTAAGAAGGTAAAAGCCGAGATCATACGCGACGGGATTGATATCTCCCTTTGATGTTTTCCCGAGATCAACAATCATGCCGGCAAATAGAGAGCGAGGCGCACCAGTAAAATAGGAGATCATCTCCATCAAGTCGCCTTCTTCAACATCAATCTTCGGCCAAAACTTATCCCGTCCCCTATTTGTTTTCACCGCCAATGTCCGCTTTGCTTCTTGCCGACTGCCCGACCATGTGGCTTCCGTGAAAGGAATTCGTTGAGCCGTTTTACCGGGCTTTTGAATGCGAATCTCGTATCGATAATTGGGCTGCATGGCGGACACCTCACTTCTTCAGCTTTGGTTTCCCGCGGGAAAGGTATTGGTCAACCAAGCTCTCTTTCTCTTTATCCTTTGTGGAAGATACCTTCGCTGAGCGAGTATCGGGGCGTATTTTCCCGCCATTCACTGTCTGGAAGGAAATATTCACGTTGGTGCTTTCCAACGTAATAAAGCGGTATTCCTTCAATGTCAGACTGAATTCTATGTCAAACCCATCCCACTCGTGAGAAAAGTCTCGTATGGTGGCCGGAGTGTTAATGGAGCTGCCGGTGACTGTAAAGCGGATCGGATAGCCTGAGTTCTTCCATCGTTTGATCGTCTCGACAAACTCCTCTGGGGAAGGGAATCCCTCATAGTCACAAATCCCAGGGTCATATGTTTCCGGCCAGATGGTAGAGAAAGAATACTCGTCCAGCTGCGGGTCGCCGATGATAGTCGCTTCCCCTACCGCGACCAGCTCAATGTCGGTATAGGAGTGACCAATCTTCACGGATATCTTTGGCGGCAGGACGGGCAAGCGGAGCCTCTCTGCGTTATTGTTCCAGGTCAACCAGAACTCAAGATGTTTGGATTTCATCTCACCTACCCCCAATAGAAAGAGACGCCCGATCTATTTGAAAGGGCGCCTCTATTACACTTGTTTTATTTCATTTCAAAAATATATTCTTCAATACTTTTGGTTCCGACAGCGGCCATCCCAATTTTTGAGTTGCCAAATCTCGCTGCAGCTTTTAAGATGCCGTACCCAAATCCGTTCGGGTTGTTGTCTGGCTCATGAATATACAACCATACCGCCTCATCGGTTTGATATTTATTTCGGATGTCTAAAACAATTTTTCTCAAATCCTCTTCCGATGATGCACTTGTTGTAACTCTAATATTCTTGTGAGTTTTGTTGCTTTCCTGATCAGCAATTGAATACTTGGGAACGTCTTTCACTTCATAAAGATTTTCCTTTTGCTGTACCGTTTCTTTGGCGGAATTTGCATCTGAAATAACACCGATAAACGCTAATACCATTGAAACCAGTGCAATCAGAAAGTTTCGTTTGGCTTTTCCATTTTTTCTAATTGCACTAATGATTCCAATGATTATAAAAACCAGGAAAGCCAATATACCCAAAATGCCCAATGCCTTCCACATCCAAGAAGCCTCCTTTGTAGTTTGTAGGGGATATTCTCTATTTTTACAAAGAATACCTCTTCACTCAAGGACAAGCGTTCCTTTTCCTGCCAAAACATGTTGTAATTTGTCGGCAAGAGTATCAGCAATCTTTTCGGATAGACTGTCCAGATCCTCTTTGCTGTTTACGCTATTGCTCTGGAGTGTCAGTTGGATAGTTGGTCGGAAATCAACGTATGTTGATCCAGCAGTTTGTTCCCCAACTGCTGCCTGAGCAACCCCTGTATTGGCGAGGGAAGGTGTATAGCTTGGCACCTTGCTAAATGAATCTTCCATAGCCGTCGCAAGAGAATCACCCGAAGCCTCAACACCGATCGCCATTGTCTCAGGAATAGCCATACCGCTGTCTGTGAGTCGGGAGAACGGCCCCAAATCTGCGTCTGAGTGGGGCAAGAATTGATCCGCCCATTCAAAAACGCTCGAAAGTGCGTCAGCAACCTTATCCTTCACAGACAATATACCATCGACAATCGTGGTGATAATTTTCTGTCCGCTCTCAAATAACCCGCTGATCCACCCGCCAAACCAACCATCGATAGTCGTGAATGCGTTCAAGAAGGTATTCTTGATGGTCTCCCATGCACCTGACCAGTCACCAGTGATGAACTGAGTGAAGGCTGTGAAGATGCCCTTCCAAAAAGCAATAACGGTATTGAGATAGGCAGAGATTCCTTCCCACACTGCTATTCCTGCGTTCTTTACCCATTCCCACGCGGCTACCAGATAGGCACTCACCATATCCCAATTCTCGTATAGCCACCAGCCAGCAGCAATAAGTGCGATTACGGCGGCTATCACCAAGAGGATCGGCCATAGAGCTGAAAGTGAAGCTATTCCGAACCCACCCATAGCAGCGGACATGGCTGCAAATCCTGTTGTTACCGGCATCCAAATCCCAGCAAGAAACACAAGTGGAGCGACCAGCAATAAGAGTGCAGCTACGACCATTAAGAAGGCAACTGCAATTTTAGTAATCAGAGGATGATCTTTAGCAAACTCACCAATTCCTTTTGTAATATCTGCGATGAAACCAACGATTGGTTTAACTACATCCAGCACCGCGTCACCAACTGGTTCAAAGGCGAGTTGCATCTCATTGGACATCGCCTGCCAATCACTTGCTACTTGGTCAGCTATTTCTCCGGCCTTTCCCCCGAATTCTTCAAGAGGTTTTGCGTTCATCATGGCCTTTACTGCAGCTCGTCCAGCATCCTCGAACTGGGTGCCGAAAACTTTGGACATAACATCGTCCTGCACGCTAGCATCTTTGATTGATGCAATACCCGTTGTAATTGCCATGATCGCCTGTTCTGCCTCTTTGCCCCCGGCCTTGATTTGATCGAGTATCTTGAACAGTTTATCCTTACCGAATATTCCCTCAAGCGCTCCCAATGCGTTTTCGTCCAGGGCCTTATTCAAGCGGATGCCAAACGATTCCTTGAAAGCATCCCCTAACTTGTCAAAGTTGAAAGCACCGGACTCTGCTCCCGCCACGAACATACCCATCATTTTTTCAGCGCTGATTCCGGCCTCTTTGAATTGCGGAGAGTATTCCCAAATGGTATCAAGCAAATCATCCGCTTTATCTCCGACTCGTTGATACGCAGCGGAAATCATATCAAGTCCTTTGACTGGCTCTGTTCCCCACTGTCCTTGCATCATGTCCAGGGCCTTAGCAATACTGTCCTGATCGAGATCGCCAAGAGAAACCTTCTCCAGAGCAATGGCACCCTCAGCGACTTTCCGAATCTCTTCATCAGTACCCTCAAGGAGATGTCTGAATCTCCCGAATGACTCCGCAGCTTCCTGGGGAGCTTCGACCAGACCGGACGTGAATAATTTTTTTACTGAGTCTGACATTGACACCATTTCCGAATCTGTTGCACCCACACGAGCTTGCAGCAAGTCAAGGGAATGGTCCATGTTGTATGCTGATACTGCCGCGGCAGACAAACCAGCGGTAACCACCGCACCACCTGCAGCAGCAACACCCGCAATTTCTTCCATATGCCCGGCTGCTTTATCAACATACTCGAGTGATTCTGCCGCCTCATCCCCGGCCTTGGAAGCAGCCCGAAGTGCTCTTTCCAATCGTGTGATATGTTTATCATCGACCGAATCCGCTTCGTGATCCACATCGGCAATTTCGCGGGCCAGCTTTGTAGCTTGGCGATGGGCGTCATCCATAGCATTATCCAGTTGGGTTATTCCAGCGTGGTCTATGCTATCCAACGCATTTTCCATTTCGGTTGCGGCATCTTCAACATCATCGAAAATGTCCAGAACATCACCAAGGTGCTTCAGAAGGGAGGAGAGCTGCTTGGACATCTTCTCTTGAAACGCAAGCGTTGTCGTTAAAGCCATTACCTATCTCCCCCTTCCTCTTCGCCTGCGGCTTTTCATTCGCTCCATTTTCTTTGCCTGCTCGGATTTGCGCTCCATCTCCATAACGGTAGAAACCAGGACGAATTGCTTTTCCCGCTCAGGGAGAGTTAGGATTTCCGAAGGCAGGCGGTTTTTTTCTTGCCAGATATAAGAATAGAGAGCCAGTTCCGGGCTCTCCTTGATTAGTTTTTTACCTCTTCCTCTGCCTCCTCATCGTCTGCAAAATCACTTATTTCAGCGATCGCATCATACAGGTCATCCAGCTCTTTCGGCGATGGGAAGATGCAGGGAACAACTTCATAGGCAGCCAGCTTTCCATACTTCGCCAGCGCCTGCTGCGAGTCAATCCGGAAGTTTGTGCGATCGGTATCGATGCCGGCGATGATGATCTCAGCCTTGAAGCGCAGATCATCGAATTCAACTTTCCGCTCTGCCTTGCTCTTTTTACCTGTGACGGATACCTTAAGCGCTGCTTTACGGGCTTTGTAATACACGTCACCAGGTACAGCACGGATAGGGAGCTTCACGCCTTTCCGTTTCCACTCCCATTCCCCTTTTGCATCGACCTGGGTGTTCATCCCCAGAAATTCTTCCATCGTGAGAAATTCACTCATGTAAAACGCCTCCTTGTCTTATTGGAATTAATCGATCGGATCGTAATCGTCCACAGTTCCTTCAAGCGATGTATCTTCGTCCAGCTCGCCGTGACTCCACTTGGCAATAGACAACGAGTCGGGGGAGAATCCGATAACCGCAACGCGGTATTTACCGGCGATCGGGTCATCAAGCTCGCCAATGAAGTTCACTTTCCCCTCAGGGTTTTTGGCGAGCTCCATGATGAGTTTCTGGACATTCGATGTCCGTTCAAATGTGGCCGTCATGCTCACGGATGACGAAACGACACGGTGCCCCTTTCGAAGCTTACCGGCTCGCTTGCTTTCGGCCTTGTCAAACTCCTCGGTCAATTCAAAACCAATGCACTCGGTCAATTCGTTACCGTTCTGGTCGTAGAAATGCCCGTGCGTACCGGAGTAGGTTTGAGCGTCCTTTGACATTATCAGTCACCTCATTTCGCTTTGTTGTAGGTGTAAATCTTCTCGAGTGCATCCTGATGACGGAAGCCAGCGATGAAGTGCCCTGCGTTTCTTGCTGGCGTGTAAATCGGATCTGGTCCGTGGTATTCAGGGTCTTCGATGTATTCATAGTCAGCAGCAATAACCTCCAGCGCTGCAAGTGGACGGAATACTTCCCGCTTGATCATCTGGCAGAACGCGGCGCGGCGCGCCGGACTGTTGCTGTTCGGTTGCTGGCGTACCCACTCCTTGCCCGCCTCTTCTTCCGCATACATGATCGAATGGAAGGTATCTACCACACGGATTTTCCCGAAGTCCTTGGATTGATCGGGTCCCGGAGTTGTGAGCGTATTTACCGGTTCCTGAATGATTACCTTGCCATTGTCCATGTTGAGCATCAGCGTGCCGGATTGTACCAGTTCGATCAGATCGGTTTCGTCCCACTCTTTGGTGAGTGCTTCGAACTTGGTCACGTAGAGGGCCATTGTATAGTTCAGAGGCATGGCAGCCATCAGCGAGCCAATAAACACCGCTGTTTTGGCGCTTGAATAGGTTTTGCCCTTCCACTTGAAGCCGCTACCGACGTTCACCACAACCATGTTGTTTGCATCAGTGGACGACTTTTTGATCGCCGCTTTATCCTGATCACGCGTGGAGTCCCCACCGAAAATAAACTTGATGTAATTCCCGAGGACGTTTTGCTGATCCGCCCAATCCTGAGCGGATGCGTTCAATGCCGCATCAGAAATCCCCAATGTGAAGACGCCAAACTTCCCTTTTTGGGTAGCCAGAGCGTTTTGATAGGCGGTATATTTGGTGGCTTCTACACTCTTCCCGCTGTCTCCGCCGGTTAAATTCGTCCCCGCGGTGGAATCGGGCAGCTGATCTGCCAGTTTAGTCAGAACGATGTAATCGCTGAAAGCATACGCAGCGACCAACTCATCCACTGTACCGCCTGTCTGACTGTCAACCAGTTCCGCATCTTTATAAACCAGCAAATCACGCTTGGTGTTGTCCAAAAGGTTCGGTTGAACAACGACTTTCAGACTGTTACCAAGCACGCCTTTATACTTCGCCTCGATTTTCAGTACGTCAGTCGCACCGCTTTTCAATGTAGCACTCGCAACCTTCGCGCTTTCTCCTGCCACACGATAAAGCAGCACCTCAGTCGGCTGTGGGTCTGCCGCCCATACCAAGTCAAAGTCATCGACCTGGCCGAATTTCTTCTCTGCGGCCGTTTTATTGCGGACCGTGATAAACTCTCCGATCGGGCCCCAATCGGCAACGATCGGCAGCGCGAATTTTCCACGCAGCCCTGCTGTGGTCTGCTCTTCAATAAACGATTTGAGGAAAGAGTAGGCGCCGGAAAGCACCTTCTCTTCCCCCGGTTGGTATTTACCAGACATCTATTCCACCGTCCTTTCCTTGAACTTCGTAACGAACTCTTCCGCCTCCTCGACGGTCATTTCGTCAGGGGCATCAAAAAAGGCAGTGATTGCTTCCGTCCGGTTCAAGCCGAACTTCTGCTCCGCTACCTGCATGATTTGGTGTTTTGCGTACTTCACTGTGCCGACACTGTCGCTGTCATTTCTTTCTTCTTGCGCTAATTGAGCAGCAGCTTCATCCGTCGATGCTTCTGCAGTCGGTTGTTCTGCATTAACTTTTGTAGTTTCTTCGATGTCCGTTTCCGTTTTTTTACGTACCACTTGGTTTCCCTCCTTTCTTCAAGGTAGGATCATATCGGTTATGAATCACTTCTAGCGGGTCGTATTCGATCGGCGTGTACGGGATATAAACCAGATATTTCAGCTCCATCGATTGATCGAGGCCATCCGGTTTACTAAAAGTCAGCCGGCACTCCCTGATGTATCCAACCTGCTGGCGATTCGTATCGTAAAGCGGAAGAATCCAACGTCGATCAGCAAGGTCTTGCCTCACTCGTTGCACAATATCCTTCCGTTGGCCGACATCCTTTGCCAGAAATACCGCATTCAGCGTGACTCTTTCACGGTATGCATCGGGCCTTCTTGGATCCGGAACTCGCATTGGTTCTTCCACAAACCATGTTGGCCGTGTAAAGTCCTTGGGCTTCGGCAGTTCCTCTGCACCGATGTTGGTCAAGGAATACAGCCAGCGCCGAATGGAAAGTACATCATCAGCCATCGGGGAACAACCTCCTTGCCAACTCGTCAAGCTCTTCTTGCACCAGTTCATCCATGATGGATTCAACCTCGGCTTCCGAACGAGCCAAATAGTGAACGCCGGGAATGCGTTTGCCTGTTAAGATCATGCCGTAATCCCAGATGTTCGGGTTCTTGCCTGCCGCCTGATCATAAAGAAACTGCACATAGGCTTTCGGGTCATAGATGAATTTTTCATCATCCCAATGCCCAGGCACGAATTGCCCCTTCCGCTGTGTGAATCCTTCCTCCACATATCGGGCGTATTCAAGATGTGTCCCGACAGTGATTTCCGCTTTCGTCCCCCGAAGAATCAGGTCGAAGATGTTATCTGGATTCCCGATCATGAGCGATTCCTGAAGGACGCCGTCTCGAACCGGAGCACGATCCTGCGCGCCTCTCAGAATTTGAAACCCTGCCTTTCTGGCTACCCGATCCATTGCGGCTTCGACTTCCCGTTTGCTTTGCTTTTTCAGGCGGCGATACTGTCGCTCCAAGTCCTTTTTGTTGACGGTAGCCATTAGATTTCAGGCTCCTCTCCCGTTGCTGCATCGATCAGGCTGATCACAACCTCGTAGTGATGCAGGCCAGCGTCTCCGTAAACGGGATAAGGCAATCCAACTTGATAGACAAGCCCGGAAAACTCAGGCTGTTCAAGTTGAATTCGCATGCCAGCTTTCATCCCGCCATGAAGGGTATGCAGAAGGAAGTCCTGAGACGTTGCCTGCCGCCCTGTAAGCTGCTGAATACGACCGGGGGAACCAGATACCCTGCAAGGCACGTTCTGGGCTACTGTGCGCCATTCTGAGCTGTCTTTACCTCCTGTGAAGGGGTCAGTCTCCCCTCCGACATCCAGAAGGGTAAATGAGTGGCACAGAAGCCGTTTGTAATTGGTCAAATCATCCACAGCTTCTGCCCCCGTTTCTTACTGTATTTCAAGAGAATATCCTGCACCTTCGGATCGTTTGACGAGTAGGATATTGACTCCTGATAGTCCCCTTGCTTCACGCTGGTTACACGCTTTTCCTGCGCCATATCCTTCGCAACCATGGCCGTAGCCAATCGCAATTCTTCAGGCACCGGGTCAGGAAGATTCACCTGACCCAGCACATAGATGTTTGCATTCAGAACGACTGAGCTCAGCTTGTCAGGCGACAAAGAAGCCAGTTCAGGAAAATGAGCCAGCAGCTGCTCGTTACTGAGGATTGTCATCGGTCGTCACAGCCTGACTGCCGCCTTCGTCATCCCCGGATGGGTCTTCCACAACCTTGTATTCATGCTGGGAGTAGATGACCTCATAAGCTTTGCGACTGACTTTCAGTTTTTCTTTACCCTTGCTGATCACAAGGATGTCATTTGGCTTTTTCATTGTGGGGAACTCCTTTCTCACTGAATTGATTAACCTACGAAGCCTGCAGGACGCAGCACGCCAAACGCGGCTTCTTTGACTACCAGGAATGCCACTTGGAACGTAGCTTTCAGCGCAACCATGTCCTGTTCAGCAAGAGAAAGAGGCTTACCATCTGCTGCATTAACGCTTTGCAAGGTAGCCTCTTTCAGGATTTCGTATTCGATTTGTTGCAGAATGCCGACCTTAGACTTTTTGTAGTCGCCAGCAATGAGATCCGCTTTTGTTTTGTCCCATGCTCCATTGCGGCAGTATTCGATCGGGAGAGCGTACAGGGAGTCTTCCGCAACCCCTTCACGAACGGAAGTCAGATAGAGCGGATCACCCTGGCTGTTTTTCAGACCGCGCAGAGAGGACTTCAAGCCAAAGTGGGCAGCGAATGCGCGTGGTTCTTGATCATCAGCTTCAATCAACGCCATAACGCTGTTCACGTCATCCGCGAGATTTTGCCCTGCGACCGATCCGCGGGTAAAGGTGTTGCCGGAGTTTACCGCAGCGGTCAGTATGTTGGTTGCAAACGGCGACTCCGTACCGATGAAGGCAGCTGCATCCAACTTGGTGTAGAATGCTTCCGCGATGTAAGGCTTCAATTCCTCGAAAACGTCAATACGCGGGCGGTTGAGTGCTTCCTTCGACATCGGAATGATGACACCCAATTTTTTCGCCTGCAGCGTTACCTGTGCCCAGGTTGCCTTTGATGTTTTGATTCGCTCTCCCTCACCGACCCAGTAGGCGCCCGGACCATCAAGCAGGACGGGAATCTTCTTTGTGGCCGTGGTCATCGGTTCCAAATCGGCAAGCTTCATGATCGCTGAGCCGCGAACCACGTCCTTGACGATGTCCGTTGCGGTTTCATCTGGAATCAAGCCAGTCAGTTCCGTGCTGAGGGTAGCACCTTCTGCAAATTTTTGAATGTCAAACGAAAAGGTTGCGGCCATAGCCATTACCGGCAATACGCTTATTTGTTTTTTCATCATGGATAAGTTCCTCCTTAGATACGCTGCATTTTTCGCAGGTCAGTAATGTTTGGAATGGTTGATTTTTGTTGCGTTGGCGGTTTGGACTGTGGCGTGGTGCCACGCGGAGTACCATCTGATTTGAGCCAAGGTTTCGATGTGATCAACTCGGACACGTGCTTGTCGATGTTCTTGATCTTCCCGCTGTCGGTGACTTCGACTTTGGTCAGCTCAGCCAACCGAATCGCATCAGCCAGTTTGTCAGGATCAACCCCTTGTTTAATGGCTTCCACGATAAAGGCATTTTCAATGCGGAGGGATTGAATGGTCCCATTAGCAGTCTTCAGATCGGTTTCCCGCTCTGCCAGCTTTTGCTCCGCCGTTTTTTGCGCTTCCTGCTGCTGTTTATGGGCATCGACAATCCCCTTCAGATCGTCAGCTTTCTCAATGCCCAAGCCTTTAAGGAAATCGCTGACTGCTCCTTGCAGCGCGGAGTCATATTCCTCTTTTGAGGAAAAGGCTACCGCAGGTTTACTCCCTTCCCCTCCCTTATCGCCTCCTGCAGCTGCTTGACCGCCTCCTCCATTGGCAGCAGCTGCTGCTCCGGTACCACCACCGCCATTGTTCCCGGCCTGTCCACCCTGACCACCTCCATTCCCGCCGTCACCGCCGCCGGCAGCACCACCTCCTTCGTTGAATCGTTGCACTTTAAAGCTCCATTGCCACTTTTTCATTTTGACTTTCTCCTTCCTCAGATTGAATTTCCATAGAAACGTATTCGGGGTATTGCTGTGCAACAGCTTGGATACCAAGTAGAGCTGTCTGCATAATGGTGGAGATTGCGGCACAAACAATGTCTTTCCCATGCTCTGCATAACCCGCATGCCCCACCGCATGAATCTTCATTTCGCCATTATCCAGGTACGCTTTGATCTTGATCACATCGATGCCCCCTCCCTTCCAGGCAATAAAAAAACACCTTGATAAAAAGGTGAGATTACGTTGCTATGCCTTTTGCTTTTGCCCATTCTTCATAGTTGCGAGCTGACGTATAGCCGCGCTCTTCCTTGCCGATACGATAAGATCGCTCACGCTGCAGCCTGTCAAGCACAGCCGACTTGATAACGGGTCTCCAGTACGACCGGCAGTTTGGATGATTTGGGATGCGCTCGCCCTCACGCCCGGGATTCTCTGGCGTGTCATAATCAAGCGGATACCTTTTCCCGTCAGCCTTTCGACATTGGGAGGAAGTCCGCTTATCCAGCGTGGCACAAAATTCTTTCTCGCCAATGATGTCTGAATTCGCTTGATAGGCGGTGGACTGCCCCTGTGCTGCCGCTCTATTCAACTCGGTACGTGCCAGCCGGAGCGCGTTTGACCAACTCTCTGAAGTCCGTAGCGTGATTTCTTTGGCTGCCCTGGTAACACCCCATCCCTGAACCGCAGCTTGCGTGATGACATCTTCCATCGATGCCGCCAACAAATCAGTGCGCAACCGAATCCGCTTCGAGAAGTGCCTTCCCTCCCACGGCTTTTCGATGGCCGCAAGGATCATTGGGAAGTTCACTTGCGGAAGTGCCACACCGATTTCAAAATCTTGTTCAAGAAAATACAGGTGGTGGTATACGCTTCGCTTGTATTCTTCCCCCCACACGATGCGAAGCTGCTGCTCCTCTTCGTCGCGGAGGCTGTACAGAATGGTGCGGATGCTGTCCATAATTTGATCCAGCCGCGAGGCATTGTAAATCAACGAGACGAGATCCTGTCCGCTTTCGTTATAGCGGGCATACAAGTCTGTAATCTCTTTGACGATACTGGTGTTCGCTTTCCCAAACAGCTTTTTGAGCCGCATGCCATGCTTTGCGATCCGCGCTTCTAGCTCCTCTTGGTAGCGTTCCTCTCTGCTCATGCAGCATCACCCGGCGGGTCATTCCCGCCATCATCATTCTCATTTCCCTCATCACCGTCAGGGTTATCCCCTTCATCTACAGCCATAGGATCAAGCAACGCCATACGACGCTTGGACTCTTCTTCCTGTTCGGCCAGAACTTTGTCACGCGAAGCTTTCGGATCATCAATGAATGGCAGGAGGGCCAAGCGCTCTTCATGCGACACCTGACCGACAAGCTTGGTCACGATATCTACCATCTCTACCAGATTGACAGGCAGGTTTTTGCTGAACCGGATATCGATGTCTTGATAGTCCCATTGCTTTTTGTACTTGGCATTCAGCATGCCCGTCAGGATACGGATACGGTTTCTAAACCCTTTTCCGTACTGACGCATTTTCAAGCCAGCTTTGATGTCCGCATGGTAGAAGATGATCTTCAAGGCAATGCCAGAAGGCGCGGAGCCCACTTGATCAGGCCGCAGATGGGGCGTTCCCGATTGATCGAGAAGGGATTCAATCAGCCGGTTGATGGTGTTTTCCTCGTGGGTATCTTGAAGGTCCCACGTGATTGGCACCGCCTTACCTCCGATGAGGATTTGAGAGGTTGCCCACATTTTCGCAAGATACTGCTTTTTCCTCTCCGTGTCGGTGATCAGATTCCCCTCTTCGTCATAAAGCAGTAACTCGTCCAAATCGAGGTCTTCAAACAGCACCTTCGGATTTTTGAAGTATTCCTGGACGTTCACCTTTCCGGTTACCGCTTTATTAATCGCATCCATGAGGTTTTTCAGATCAGCCAGATCACCCATGCCTTCAATTAATCCATCGTCTCGGTATTGCTGATGTTTACGCCTGCGGTTCACGTAATGTGTCCAGGGCACAACTGGTTTCTGCTGGAGCTTGCCGTCTTGGTCCTTTGTTAATACAGTCACCTGATGTGCGACCGGATTGACCTCTCTACTCGTATCCAGTACGAGCACGGCGCCCTCCTGCCGAAGATAGGTAATTTCGTTTTCGTCGTACACCTCGACGATCAGCGATTTTTCATTCCGCTGCATGTCGGTCAGAGAATAATAGCGGATGACAGCGATCAGCTTGGCCTTCACTGTTGTGTCATATACAGCAATGCACTCATCCGCTTTGAACTCGGTCATGCAAATCTGGCCGTCTTCGTCAAAATAATAGTATTCAAAGACCTCTCCATCGATAGAGCCATCCTCTATCAATTCGTAGGACAAACTTTCTTCATCGTTGTCCACCAGAACCGCCTGCAGCTTTTCCGTATACTCATCGATGCCATCTTCTTCGACGTTGGCCGTATAACGGATCGGGTTGCTGGCGATGTAGGCAGTCCCAAAGTCGATGATCTTGCGGGCGAAGTTTACCACGATTCGGTTATTTGGCTTGCCCTTTTCCTCTTGCTGCTTCAGGATGTCATGATCACCATCCACGTACTTCCGCATCAGGGAGTAGTCTTTTTGCTTGTGTTTGGAAATCAGATCGGATACCCAGCGCCAAGTATTGTTGGCTTTGTTCTCCTCGTAAAACTGCTCAAGCAGCGTTGTTTGCATGCTTTTTCACCCCCTTTACGCCGCATCGTCGGCAACTTTCCACGGAATCACTTTGAACCGGGCTATCAGTAACTGATGGAATGTCTTGCTGTTCCAAACAAGGTACCGCAGCGCGTCCATAGAGTGATCATTTTCCTTGAGCGGAATCTCCGCTTTTTCTCCGGAAGCTCCTTCTGGATACCGGTAGTTTGTCAGCTCCTGAATCACATCTTTCAGGTGATCGCTGATAAAGATGTTTGGCCGCCCGTTGTCCGATTTCACTGTGAACAGCGATGCAACGGCACGAATACTAGGCTTTAGATGCTTCTTGGCCGCTTTTGCCGGCAGGCCGTTTGTCTGATAGGTCTTGATGTTACTCGGGTCTTCCTCGTCACACCAAAACAGTCTGATCTTCCACTTTTTCATCAGCTCTTTATCCTGAGCCACCCAGCAATTCGGATCACCCGGAATGAGGATTTCCATCTGACGCTTATAGATGGCATCGACGATCCACAGTTCCCCATTGGCTGTCATGGCACCAACCAATGTCACACCGGGATTTGTAAAGCCCCAGTCTTTACCGGCTTCAACCAAAACAAAGTCGCCGTTTTCAAACTTCTGACGGCAGAGGGATTGCGGGACAACGTGAACAGAGCGGTCAAATTCTTCATACACCTGCCCAAAAAACACATCAAACCGGGCAAAAATCTCCCGGTCAACATATCGCTTCGGCATGGTCTCGATCATGCGCTGTATATTCCTCTGCAGCTCAGGCAGTGGATTATCCTTGCTGGTCCAGTAGAAGTTTCGCCACTCTGGATCGTTTCGGTATTCTTCCAAATGCCCTCCAGCTGGCGTGTGTTGGCCGTTCAAGACGATTTCATGATAGAACCAGTTCATTCCTTCAGGCGTGGTCGTCCAAACGCTCCAGCCGCCTTTATCAGCGAGAGCATAGGAGAGATAACCACTCCATGTATCGGCCTTCATTTTCGATGCCTCATCCAGCCACACCCCACTCAAACCTTTACCAACGAGCGTTTTCGGCCTGTCAGCGGACTTGAACTGAATGAGAATGTACCCTTTCAGCCAGATACGGTTTTTTGACGCGTCCCAGTTCTCAATCATCTCTTCCGGGATTACCGCTGCCAGCTCTTCCTGCTGAATTTCCGACATGGAGTAGGTCGGCGATACGCACCAGTATTCCAGCCGCGGCTTCGGCTTTTTCATGACCTTCAAGTTTCGCGGGGGCTTATACGGCAGGCCCTTTCCTGCCTCAATGTCGGCCAGGATGTTATCAAAGAATTTTCGGGCCCCTACGTTGGTTTTGCCACCACGACGACCGCAGTTCATGACCACATTTCGAGCGTCGCACTCCATGACCTCAATCTGTTTTGCATGAGGAGTCCAATCCGTGAAAGGATCAAGCATTAGGCTTGTCACGTGACCACCTCCGCACGATGATTTCCTTCTCAGGACCACCGCCGTTGTTGACCAGCTGCGCCTTCAATTGAATGGCCTTCAATTTTTTGTCCTGGACGCGGGTCAGAGCTTCTTCCAAAGCGAGAATATCCTCAATTGCTCGGTACTCAGTCTCCTCTATCTCCGTTGTGACCAGCTCGTCGCGGGAACGGATGAAGGTTTTCGTTTCCCCGGATTTCTCATCATGAATTTGCACCGGCTCTTTGATGGTCAATCTCTCCTGCAGGACACGCCGTTGCTTCTCGGTTAACCCTTCGGTCAGTTTGCGAATGCGCATCATCATTTCCCGTTCGCGCCAAGCCAGCAAACGAATTTCATCATCTGCTTGGCTGACAGGATCAAGGTCGATGCGATCAAGCACTTCCGCCTGCTCAGGAGTCAGAGCGTCCATCCAGATTGATTGATGTTCCCCTGTCCTCACAGCATTGGTGTTTCGTGGCGGTGCCCCGCCGCTGTTCCCGACAGCATTTCTGTTCCCAGGGGGAGCGCCCCCGCCGTTGCCTACGGCGTTCTTGTTACCTTTCGGCGCGCCCCGTTTTTTTGTTGTACAACTTTCATCAGGCGATTGTTGTACAACATTCCATTTGTCGCGCTGCTTCCACACAGCAATGACCTTTTCATTCTCTCCAAGCATTTCCGCGATCTGGCGATTTGTTATGTCTCCATTGTGTTCAAGCCATATCTTGTATGCTTTATCACGATTGGGATTTCTCTCCCTCGGCATTACATCTCACCCCACCTCCGGACTCGGTTTTGTGTTGTGTTGTTTTTCAACGCCAGCATGCCGGAAAAAGTTTCTACCGGATTCACCTCTTTATGAAAGGAGGTGGTTCTTGTGATTCGATTCATCATCAGCTTGCTCGGAATCGTTTTGGTTTGCAGCCATATCGATGATCACCCAGTGGAGACTTTGATTGCATTGGGCGCAATGTTTTATGTCTGGCAAAAGGGCAACTAAAGCTCATCTTTCTGCAACTCGATGTCCAGCTCGATCAGCTTTTTCAGATCATCCACCGTTTTGATTTCGATGTGGCCGGATTGAAAGTCTTTCACCCATTTGCCGATTGCTGCTTTGACGACTTTCCTGTACTGCGCCTTTGACTCCAAGATGCCTTCCAACACTTCAATTTCATGCTGCAGCAAAAGGTCGTCAGGAGCAGAAGGAGAACATTCGTTTGTATTTTTCATTGAGACACCCTCAGCTTTCCTGTAAAATGGAAAACGAGATAGCGAGTTCAGGAATCTGCGGCCGCAGGGTTTCGCTATCTCTGCCGGGGGTGTCCCGGTGGATCTGGGAGGGCGTTGGAGCGTCCTCCCTTTTCATTTATGCTGCGTCGTGTTTTCTGCTGACAAGCACAGGTTCTATACCGGTGCTCTCATAGAAACGTCGCTTAATGACATCGCAGAATTTCGGATCAAGCTCCATCGTTCTGCATTCACGCCCCATCTGTTCACAGGTCATCAGTGTTGCACCGCTACCACCAAAGAAGTCAGCTGCAATATCCCCTTTCTGGCTGCTGTTACCGATCGGGATTGCAAGAAGATCCAGTGGTTTTTGTGTTGGATGGACATACTTACTGACGTCCCCGCGGGATACCTCCCATACTGTCTCTGGTTCCTGCTGTTCATCAGGTAATCCAGCCCGCCAAACAGTGGTTTGCTTTCGATCACCGTACCAAGCTGGTGCCTTGCCCTTCAAATGAGCATAAAACACAGGTTCATGCTTGTATTTGTACTGAGCAAACCCGAAGGTTGCCGCATTTTTCACCCACACACATTGCGTTCTGACCACGATGCCGGCTTTATTCATGGCATTTTCAAATTCACGCTGATACAGTGACGGATGGAAAACATAGATCGCAGCCTTTGGGTCCATGACAGTTGCATAGTTTAGGAAAACCTTGTCCAGAAATTCAACGAACTGCTCCATTGGCATATCATCGTTGAGGATGCTTTCCCGCCCATCTGCTGCAAGCTCAGCTGACTCGCTTTCAAATGCGACGTTGTATGGAGGGTCCGTTACGACCAGGGCAGCCTTCTTACCATTCATCAACTGCAGGACGTCATCCAGATTTGTGGAGTCGCCGCACATCAGAAAATGCCTTCCCAGCTGCCAAACGTCTCCATACATCGTCTCCGGCTCTTTGATATCATCAAGCGCTTTTCCGACGTCGAAATTATCGTCTACCACCGGCTCGTCGACTGCAATGTCCTGGTACTGTACAAGCAGCGAGTTGATCTCCTCTTCTCCGAAACCGGTCAAACTGATATCAATGTCTGTCTGCTGCAGATCCGAGAGAACCTGAGCCAGCTTCTCCTCGTCCCAGCCCCCGCTGATTTTATTCAGGGCCAAATTGAGAGCCTTCTCTCTGCTATCGTCCAGGTCCACAACGGAAACCTCTACCTCGACGGCCCCCTGCTCGTTGACGAGGATTTTATACCGCTGATGCCCCCCAACGAGATTTCCGCTTCGCTCATTCCAAACAAGCGGCTCGACGTAACCGAATTCTTCAATCGATCGTTTCAGCTTTTCGTAATCGGGATCACCAGGCTGCAGATCAATTCTTGGATTGTACGGAGCTGGGTTGATCAAAGAGACAGGTATTTTTCGTATGTCCATGCTTTTCTGCTCCTTCTGGCAATAGTAGTAAGAATAAAGAATATTGCCAGCCCGAAAACGGCTGAATGCCTTGAGAGGCAAGGGCTGACATCGTTTTTTTGAGCGCTACAAAGTAACTACTTTTCGAGCGGAAAAGTATACGTTTTGTATCACTGCCAAAATCTATGGTCGTGCTTAGAGCGACAAGGCTTCTGAGCCTATGTGATTCCGGCGACCCCCTATTCGGAATTCGGGTCTTCCCCGGCCTCCGTGATCTCCTGTCTAAATAGCTGCAGGAGAGATGTTTCCGCTGCCTTCCCGTTAAGCGAGAACAGCGGGTTTATTGCCAGGGCTGTCCTTCCATCGGTTTCGACGCGCCGGAGAATCCGCTGCTCAATAAATGATTTGACGATCTTTCTGGCCTGCGGATAGGAGCAGTCGGCAACTCTGGCAAGGTCCTTGACAGTGAGCGGTATGCCTTTCTGGCCGCGCTCATTGTCTCCTTCAAGAAGATTCGTCCCCTCGCTGGCATACGGAGTGATCTTCAATAAAAAACCAGCCTCAGCGAGTGACAGCTTCCTGAGCCGTCGCTTTGCCTTCTGGCTGGCTTTGATCTTTACGAATTTTGCGCTGCGCCCTGCTGGACGGAAAACCTTGACGATCTCATCCGGGCGCCGGAGGATTTGCTCCTCATAGAAAACCTCTCCGGTCTCTGGGTCAACGAATTGACGCACTACATGATCACCACCACCTGCCATAATTACGCATAAAAAAGGGAGTCACGACTTCTGCCGCACTCCCTTTAGTGTTTTGCCTATACAACTGTAATTCCAGCCTGGCGTAGATATTCATCAAAGCTGTAACCGTGAATAGAATTTACGATTTGACCAAGCTTATACTGTTCCTCTGTGATAGTCATGCCGTCCAACTTAGGATAAGGGATATAGGAACGGTGGCCATCAACAGCAACTGTAAAAAACTGCTCAATAATGCTGTCATTGAACTGCAAAAAGTATATTTTTCTTCTTGCATTCTTATCAGGGAAACTTCTTGCCCAATCCTCGTAAAAACCGTCATCCCCTACTGGTTCAGAACGATCTGATAGAATTGAGATTCTGATGTCCCCTTTGAAAATAAACTTACCTAGTTCGTCGTCGTAAAGCCAATCCTCTTCATCGGAATTGGTAATCAACGACTTAAAATCATCATATCTCACAGACAATTCACCTCCTCTTGTCATTCTTCGACATTTAGGAGGATTTTCCTGTAACATTTTTACTATTCCCCCACTTCCTTCGGCAGGGGGAGCTCCGCCGCGAGCCAATCCTTATGCCTGCTGCGGTCACAGACTGTAGGAGGTGGTGCAGCTGGGCCTGCAAACCCAAACCAGCAAGCATTTGCCCCTTACTTGCTGCAAATGACACGTCCACTGCACTCTTAGGGAGGATCGGCGTATCGAATATGAGAGGTACTGGACAAGGGGCGAGGGGCCGGAGCCGTAGGTCTCGCATGTAATCCCCTGTCCGGTATATCCCAGATGTATACTGTCGCTCTCAGCGTTCACCCAGGCAGATGGGAGTCATGTGAATCGTGATCGCGACGGACACAGACACAAAGATCAAACAGAAATCTTGTTCCTCCGTAGCGCCCGCCGCACCTAACACCCCAATAAGGAATGTGCATGCTCTCATCGTCATGCGCGCAAATAGGACTCCAGCTGCTCTGCCTGTTCGACTGCAACGCTCATCGCCCCTACGTATCGCCCCGAGTACCGCCGTTGATAAGGGAGGATACGGTATCTCCCAAGAGCAAAACTCTTAACTCAAGGGTACCGATCCGGCCAAATAAAAACGTCCAGCATTTTGTCCTCATTTTTTTCCATATTTTTCTCCGGGTTTTGTCCTACTTTTTGTCGGACTTTTTTCGAGAAATTGAAAAACGGCACTCAAATGATCCGGAGTGCCGTCGCGAGCTGGAATATCGCCTCTCGCTTTTTGATGTAGTATTGGTCTTTCGTCAGACCCAGTTCCAGATACACATTGATATCGTTCACTCTGGCCGGGCTGAGATATTTCTCCTCGATGATCTTCCTTTCTATTTCATCCAGTGAGTATTGGAGTGCCCGCTCGATCTGTCTGGCTTTCAGGTCGTTTTTTGTCTCTGACTGATGCAACCTTGGAAAAAGCTGATCAATTCCCTTCTCGGCCTGCTCTTGTTTGTTTTGTACGGCGACACGGAGGGCTTTGTATGCCTTCAGCTCTTTTACAACAGCCTTACGGACCTCTCTTTCGTTCACTGGTTGCAGAAAGGATAATTGCTCTGGAGCGCTCATCTTCCATTCCCCCTTGTCCGGTTCCAATGGTATAATTTTCTTGGCTGAAATACCTTGGGCTCCCGGATAGGGGGCTATTTTTGTTTACTGTTTTTTCAAGAGCAACTCACTGCCCGATGCTTTCACAAGCTTTGTCACCTCGTCCACGTCTCTTTTTATGCGCTCTATAGCTCGTTTCATATCAGGATGGATACCCTGCCCGATCATTTCCACGACATCCCTCGGCCACCATGAGTACCGGACGTTTATTCCTGCTTTTTCGGCAGCTTCTTTGATTAGAGCTAGCTGTTCACCCTTATTTCCGCCGTATCTCAGCTCATCTTCCAGCTCCTTCACCTTTTTCCTCAATGCACTGATCTCATCGAATAACCGTCCCTTAAATTCCTGGCCGATACGCAGACGTGCTTCTTTTTGCGAGAGGTATGATTCGATCATCTCCCGTCGATCACTGAAAAACGGATGGCGGTCAGAGTCAGTCCGAGACAGAAGGATGTAATACAACAGGTCAGCTGGCATCTCGATTAGGCGATATTTTGCTGGGCGCTTTGTCACCAACGCACCAGAATCTGGGTAGTACCAGATCAGCCCTACTTCGGTTGTTAGTTCCTCTGGTGCTATCAATCCTTTTGGGCAAACAAAGCTGAAACAATGGCAATGCTGCAGGTATCCAGGCCACTTTTCGTCTTTGAGGAAGTCACTACGGCTTACCTTTACTTCGTATCCTGTCAGGCGCGGCTTTGCCCAGCTTTTCTTTATCGCAAATGCATCGAACTTCAACAACTCATTGCTTCCCCATGTCGCTCCGGTCTTTACCTCTGTAAGGAAAACATCGTCAGTGTGCCGCTTAGCCAACGCGCGTTTAATCTCGTCCGCCTTGACGTTTGTCTTTTTGGTCACGTTCTTCCCTCCCGACTAGTTTTTTTCTAAAACTGACGATATGCCTTAGCTGCCTCCTCTTCCGTTTTCATATCCATCATGTAAAGCATGGAGCCCTCGATCTCTCTGATCTGCTCCTCGCTGTACCCCTTCCGCTGCATCGCCAGAATCATATAACCAATTGCAGCTTGATTCGTCATAATAAACATCATCCTTTTCTTTTTTTGTCCCAACTGAAAGGGTTATGCTCTACCAAAAGGAGCGTGATTCTATGAACAAGTCTTTCTATTACCTCATCCCCTGGAGCCGACAGAAGGATATCAAGCGCAAACTCATGGGGTTGAGGGTACCCTTCACATTTGAAACTGCTGACGGAGAGTGTGCCGTCGTCTTTCCGGATCTCCCCGTCAGGCAATATGCAGAAGTTAGAAAGCTGTTCAATGGTGACGGTGCGCCTTATCCAAACTAAGTGCCATATTCAAAAAGGCTTTGTTCCATCGGCTTGTAATTCATAAGGAGAAGCTCGGTTGCATCTGGCCGTGTGTAGCCTTCGCCAGAAACAACCGTATTTTTCTTGGCCTTGATCTCCTTTCGATACCATCCTGGATACAATTCGCGGACCAAATCGCAATCGTAATAGGAGAGAATCACCTTTCCCTTGGCTTTATTCAACAGTTTGGCAAGATCCCGATGGTCATTCTCATCAAAATCTCCTGGGTAACGGTGTTCGCTGCCTACATAAGGCGGATCAACGTAATGCAGCGTTCTCGGGGTATCGTACGTCTTGATGTTGTCCCGGAAATCATGACGTTCGATGATCACCAGCCGCATGCGATCTGCAAACTCATGAATTCTTTCACATACCCCCTGGTAAGATTTCGGAGAATTGTGCTTCGGGCTGTGCTTAAATCCTGACTTATGATTCAGTCCGCCGCCGTTAATTCCTAGCCGATTCACATAAAAGAATCGTACAGCACGGTCGAAATTGCTGATGTAACCACCGCGGCGCCGGTAGTGAAACAACTCTTCTTGCCACTGTTCGAACAAGGATCTCGAGTACGGCAGTTTTTTCACCGCCTGATAGAATCTTTCCGGATCCTCGTTGACGACCATCAGAAAGTTAACTGCATCGTCATTGATATCGTTGTACACGTCGACCTTGCCGGGCGGCTTTTCTGCAATGACCCGAGCAGAGCCACCAAACGGCTCATTATAGGTATCGTGGTCAACCTGCTCGATCAGTTCTAAAATGTGCCCGAGAATAGTCGCCTTTCCTCCGAACCAGATGAGTGGTGATTTCGCTCCCATCAGTGGATCACCGCCAGTTCCCCTTTTGATTCCTCTTCTTTGACCCATATCTCTTCCCAGCTGAGCTCAAACCCGATACCGGCTTCCGCTTTAGCTGCGGCCAATAGAATCACATTCCCCATTGCCTCTGCCGCTGCCGGTGGCACTGCATTTCCGATGTACTCCCGCGCCTTGGCATCACTGCATCCCTCAAGTTGGAATGGACGTCCGTCTGGCAAATGAGTATCAAATCCCTGCAGCATCGCCAACTCGTACGTCGTGAGCGGCCTGTGCCATGTCCCATCCTCGGCAATAATGATCCAGATACCTCGATCGGAATCAGTCGGGAATGGTCGTGGATCAGCCACGGCGGACGTACCGGAATGCACATCGCTGCTGCCGGTTACTGTCGGAGCTGGCTGTTCCCAATCAGCCACGCCCATCGTTCCTGATCGAGGGCTGCATGTCATTCGGACATCTGCGACGAGCTGCGCACCGCTCTGTACATCCGTAACGCCAGTAACGGTTGCTGCCGGTTCATTCATTGGCTGCATGCGAAACTTATCAGTGTACCGACCTGGTCGATCGGAGATACGCGGATCGCTGATGCTCGCCGCGGATTGCATGATTCGAGAAGCAGAGCGTACCGTTTTGGATGACCCATGCCACTCCTGTACGCCATAGCTGTCTGGATGCAACTTGGTCAAAACTTTCGGGTCAGCCACGGCGATGGCGCCACTGCCAAACCTTGTTCCTGTTACGCACGGAGATGTTTCGTCGGGCCCCACAATCCGGTACACGCCCGGGTGCCGCCCTTCCCGTTCCGTGAGCTTTGGATCAGAGATGCAAGCCGCCCCATTCGATGGGCCAACTGCTCCCGTTACGCAGTCCGCGGCTTGGTTGTAGGGCTGCACATGATACAGATTTGCTTTGCCGTCGCCGCTGATAGCGAGACGCGGATCGGATAGCGCGGTCGAACTGTTGCTTCTCCCCGGTCCTGCAGCGCTTGTAACTGTCTTCCCTGGCTTGTTCCAATCCTCAACTCCCCATGCCCCACTGCGTGGCTCGTGAATGATTCTGTACTGCTCATATGGGATGTTCTGGAGGTCCCGCCAATCGCCGCCCGCTCGGATCAGTGCGAGGCGTACCCACGTTTTCCACTCCAGACGTGGCAACCGGTGCAACGGTCCTCCTGCTTCGGTATCACCCGGCATGGGCAGAGGACCAATGACATCCCCAATCGTCAGAAGTGGCTTTTTCGGCGGAATGTAAACAAAATTCGGGACCTGAATTTCGTCTCTGGCTAAAATTAGGAACCTGACACGGTTCTGACCCAGCCCACCGATCTCCCCAAGGTTGTGATCAGCTCGCATATTCACCGCGTATCCGAATTTTTTAAGCAATTTCTCGATTTTCTTCAAAAGGGCCTTGCCCCGTGTCTGGATGCGGGGCACGTTCTCCAGTTGAATGAATGCCGGCTGCCCCCCACCATATTCCTGGCATGCACGAAGCGCCAAATCGATTCCCCTCAATGTAAGCTGGTTCAACGCTTGATATTTTTTCGACTCCGCGGATTCTTTAGGGAGAAGAGCACTCAGACCTTTGCATGGGGGCGAAGTAAACAAGAAGTACGGGATCTGATAGCCAAACGCCACCCACATATCCCAAGGCGTAACTTCCCGCCACTCTGGAGGAGGCTCATGCCCATGCCAGTCAATGTATTGCTCACGTGTGAATAAATCCATGACCACCGCTGTGTTTTCGCCTGTTATGGCGTCGTGATTCAGGCATGCTACAGGGTCATAGTCAATCGAGCAGAGAAGCTTCAGTTTGTGGATTCTCCCGCCGTACTCGATCTTGGAGCGCATGTATCCTGCGGAAGCTCCGCCGATGCCGCCAAAAAGGATTGCTGCCGTTCTTTCGATCATCCTTACTTCCTCCCGTTCCAAGGCTGCATGCCGCCACCAATCTTGTAGTTATTCACCCAAGGGTTGGTGCCTGATTGCTTGATAAATTCGTTCACATCCCGCCTGAGAATGCATGACCGTCTCCAGGGATGGTTTGGTTTCGGTTTTACCGCTGGCATACATTTCCCCGCCTTTCAGGAAGGGAGCAGCATTACGCTGCCCCTTGTTCCCCGTCATTGTTGGATTTTGCCATATGCTCAGCAACCAGCTTTTTGTATTTGGACCAGGCGCTCTGCATTTTCGTTGACGACTCACCGATCGAGTTCGCGATCTGCATCCATGTTTCTCCGGCCAACTTTCGTTTTAACAGGCTAGGGAAGTCGAAGGGGATATCTGCAAAAACAGGTGCTTGTCCGCTCAAAATAAACTGCTCAAGTGCCTCTTTATCAACGGTAGCAGCAGTCTCTTCGGAACCTGTGGTTTGTGAATTGTCGTCCTGTTCAGATTCGCCGTCGTTTTCCTGCTTCGCTTCGGGTTCAGGATTGTCACCATCTGCCTTGTCTTTTCCATTTTGAGGATCTGCTTTGTCTTTTCCTTGTCTCCACTCATTCCATTTCATTGCAAGTGGGGCGACACGCTTCCGGTACTCATCGACCAGCTCGACGATCTTCCCGCTGGAGATACCAAGCTCACTTGCCATCTTCATGTAGGTTTCGCCATCGTATTTGCGCTTGATGATGCTTTGGAAGTCATATGGCAGGTCATCATAGCTAGGCGACATACCGCTCGTGATGAACTCATCGATCACTTCCAATTCGGCTTGCTCAGTTTGTTCTTTGGTAGGTACTTTTTCTGGGGGCAGACCTAAGTCTGCTTCAATTTGTTCCCCTTGTGGCTTCACTTCCGAGACCACGCCCTTATCATCCACTTTGTATGTTTTCAGGGGCTCATTTGTCTTCGCATTAATCGTCACGTTGTAGTTAACAATCAGGGATTCCATCGACACGTCAACTTTGCAATCGATCATCTCGGAAAGGCTGTCGAGCTTCCCATCCAAACCGTTATCCGATACCTCCAACACGATTTCTTTCTTGCCACCTGGTTTCAAATTGACTTTCTTCACAACGGATTTGAAATCAATGTACGGCATTCTATTTTCCTCCCTAATTTGGAATGGTGAGGGGGGACAGCTCATCTTCCACACCCTCCCTTGGGTTTATAAATCCAAGGCCATCTGTTTTTTGGTTGAATTTTTATTCCGTTTTGGCTTGTCTTTAATGATCGGACCGCCAATTATCGGCTCAATCTCAATGCGCGGGTTTACCCGGTCAATTTCAAAATCCTGATACTGGATGAGGGCCTGACTATCGTCTTCGTAGATAATTCCTTCCAGAGCATCAGCCCACGCCTTATCAGTGTTGTGGCAGTCCTTGTCCTTCCCGTCGTTCCAGTAAATCCATGTCCGGAGTATGACTTTCCTACCTTCAACCGATACCCAGTCATTATCCATAGCCCATTCGAACGCAGCATCAGCTACTCGCTGTTTGTATAGCTCCCCCCACTTCCCGAGCGTAGGCCTGTTGTTGACGATCACGTAAAGGTGATTCCATGTCGGCACGACCCAAATGTTCTCCATGTTCCTAGTCGTTGGGTTTCTCCGGCGTTTTTCCATCAGCAAGGGGATCACGAGTCGAGGTGGCAACATCAGCCCTTCACCCTAAGCCGTTTGTTTTGGATTGCGCTGCAATTCAAACCGATGCCATTCGTCTTGCAATTCATCGAGTGATGCTTCTTCAACCGGTTTGCCGCAAGCCTCTGTAATGCCGTGTTTGATCAGATTGGCAAGCAGCACTTCACGTAGTAATTTCATGCTTCATCTCCCCTATCTCCATGTTCTATCCTTTTCATCATCATCTGCCGGCTTGTCCGCAGTTGTTTGCCTTTCGTACCGGTGATCGATGCTGACGAACTTGTTATGCTCTTTCAGGAATGCGAGCTCGACTGTGCCAGTCGGGCCGTTCCGTTGCTTGGCAATGATGACCTCGACGACGTTCTTGTTGGCAGATTCCTTGTCGTAATAGTCGTCACGATACAGGAAGGCAACGATGTCCGCGTCCTGCTCAATGGATCCCGATTCACGGATATCGGACATCATTGGGCGTTTGTCTTGACGCTGCTCGACCGAGCGACTGAGCTGTGACAGTGCGATCACGGGCACATCCAATTCCCGGGCAATTGCTTTAAGCATGCGGGAGACCTCGGAGACTTGCTCTTGTCTGTTCCCCTTAGAAACGCAGTGAACTAGCTGCAGGTAATCGATCAAGATCATTCCGAGTCCATGCTGCTGTTTGAGCTTTCTCGCCTTTCTCCGAATCTCCTGAACCGTCAGACCAGGGGAGTCATCGATGAAAATTTTCGCTTTCGCCAAGTTTCCGATTGCTCTGGTCATTCGCTCCCAATCGTCACCCTCAAAGCCGCCATTCCGCATCTTGGAAGCATCGATGTTTCCTTCCGCACATATCATCCGCTTGACCAGCTGCAGTGTGCTCATCTCAAGTGAGAAGATGGCAACCGTTTCCCCGGTCTTGATTCCTACGCTTTGGGCAATATTCAATGCAAAAGCGGTTTTCCCAACCGAAGGCCGCGCAGCAAGGATGATCAAATCTGATCGCTGGAACCCGCCAGTCATCGCGTCCAAATCGGGATATCCGGAAGGTACGCCTGTGATCTCTGTCTTGCGGGTACTGAGGCGGTCGATCTCCTCATAGGCATCCATCATGGCATCCTTGATGGGAACAAAGTCTGAGCTGCTCTTTCGTTGTTCGCCCAGGCTCATGGTAATGCGGTCTTGCTCTGCGATTAATTCCTCAACCGTTTCGCTCTCAAAAGCTAAGGTAATTTCTCTGGTTTTTGCTTCGATCACACGCCGACGGTAAGCTTTTTCCGCCACGATCTCCGCGTAATATCCCACGTTCGCTGCGGTTGGCACCGAGCTGGCCAAATTGGTCAGGTAAGCGATCCCTCCAACTTCATCAAGCAGCTTTTTGTCTTGCAGCTCGGCAGTCACGGTAACCAGGTCGATAGGCTTGTCCGCATCGTAGAGCTCCAGCATGACACTGAATATTCGCTGATGATTGGCCGGATAGAAATCCTCGACAGTCAGCCGTTCAGATGCCGTTTCCATCGCTTGCTTGCTGAGGAAGATGGCGCCCAGGACGGACTGCTCTGCCTCAATGTTCTGAGGTGGTAATCGATCGAACATGGCTCCTATGCCCTCCCTTCCAAGCGATAGTTCAAACCTTCGCCACGCAGGGTCACGTTGTAGTCTCTAGTCATCTCGTAAATCCGGGAGCCAATTGCATCGTCGATATCCGATATCTCGTCAATGTCTCGCTCCGAGGATACGAGCATCGGCAGATTGTTCAAGTACCGGAAATTGACGATTGCGAATAGTTGCTCGAGCTGGAACGCAGTAGGAGTCGTTCGGCCTTTGAAAAGATCATCGATGTAGAGCACATCGACCTGCTGCAGCTTCGTCACCTTCTCATCCAGCCTGTCCAGGTCGTCCTTGATGTTGTTGAACCCTTCCACCCACGGGAAGTACATCACAGGGATTCGCTGCTTGATGAGGTTGTTTGCGATTGCCATCAGCAAATGTGTTTTTCCGCTGCCGACAGCCCCCAGAAGTGCGATGCTGTTTTGTCTTGTCTTCCGGATCTCGTGAAATGCCTTGTAATAATCCGTTGCTGCCACGTAAGCATCCAGTACCACTTGTGGCCGATCCAAATCAAAGTTTTTGAATCCCATATGCTGAAAGCCGGGAGTGATTTGGCTTGCGCGGAACAATCGCTCAATTTTCGCTTGCTCCTGGCACTCGCAAACCCGCCACACCTCATGGCCGTCAGATGACGTCGTCAGGAAGCCACCCTTGTCCATGCACTTGGAGCATGCGCTCGTTGTAGTTGTCCGGCTTGTTGAGGCGTCCTGCTTCGCCTTTTGTGATAGGTTTTGGAACATCTGTATGAGTTCTTCTGCGCTGATTGACTGCACCAGCGTCCCCCCCTCTAATTGGCGTTACCTTTGCCAGTTTGGCTTGTTCATGATCGGCTTTCTTTTGGCGCATTTCCTCCAGGGTCTTAACATTCTCCTGCAGACAGCGACGAAGAACCCGGTCAATGTAAGCCCATGATCTCTTCTCATGGATGGCAGCCTCTTTTATGGCCTCGACGAGAATCGATTTTGGCTCTTCAAAATAGCCACCATCGAGCCAATCAATCATGTTGTCCTTGATTGTCTCCGTGAACTTACCGATTTCTTGCTGATAGATCAGAAATGGGTCATCATCACTTCGCGCATGCGTAGCAGGTAGAAGATTAATTGGTTTAGTATTGTTTTGTTTAAATAATGCGGAAGCATTGCCGGAAACACTGTCGGAAGAACTGTCGGAAAGATTGTAGGAAAAACTGTCGGCATTTATTGCCGACAAACTGATCATTTTGTACATTGCTGATTTGTTGCCTTTACGCGACTGGAAGTCGATAAAACCTTTTTGTTTCAACTCATGCCTTGCGTTGGTGATGGTTCGCTCAGAGAGGCCGGTCTTAATGCTTAACACAGATACAGCTACAGCAAACGTATCTATCCATCCAGCTTTATTGTTTATGTGCATTAACGCATGCCATAAAGCAATTGCAGATGTCGATAGTGGGCTTGTTTCGAGCCGATCGTAGAAGGCATTAAGCTCACGTATGTAGTTCAACCATCATCACCTCCGCTTTTTTCGATTTTGTTTTGATCAAGACACTTTCCGTGTTTTCTCCATCAAGGTGAGGAAAGTCATTGGGACATCCCAAGGCTTTTTCCTCTTGGTAAGGCACTTTAGCCTTGCCCATTGTTCCCCATTGCGCCAGAAGGTTTTTGCAACCTCCCAGCGCATAAAACGAAACTCATAAACGTCTCCAACCATCGCGACCTCCTCATTGTTATGAGGCTCTTAATTCAACGACCTTTACCTTGCCTGATTCTTTATGCTCCAAAAGCCAAGCAGTTGGAAGCTTCTTAATGATCAACCAGTTGTCCGGTTGCAAATTCGGTGCGAGTTGTTTGAGTAGAATCTTTTCTTTCAGCTGCAAGCTCCGCCGTTTCACAGTCCCACCTCCTCCACCGCGGGCATGAGGCCCATTTCCCTGATGAACTGGCTGGGACCAGGCTGGAAGAACTTTTTGCCGTATAAAGCGATCTCACGTGGCCGAGTGAGAATGAGCCTTCTCTTTGCCCGCGTGACTGCGACATACATCAGGCGCCGTTCTTCCTCCATGTCGACTGTCCGTTTGGAAGGAAATGTGCCTTGATTCATCCCGACCAGGATCACCGTGTCGAATTCAAGACCTTTGGAACCGTGAACGGTGAGCAGTTGAACCGCGTCTTCATCTTTGCGAAAGTAGTCCTGTATGTCTCGGATTCGCAGCCATTTCAGAAATGCTTCGATGTTATTCCGCTCGCCGGCAGCCTCTTGCTGAATGCACCAACGCTTCACGTATCGAAGAGCTGCCAGCATATCGTCGATGCGGTTCTGCAGACCCTTCTCTTCGTAATAAGCTTTCAAGCCGATCGCGTACCCAGCTTGTCTCATCGCCTCGTAAGCATCGATGTCAAAGAACTGGATCTCATCAAAGTTTCGTAATGTATCAACGATTCGGGCGAAATCCTGCACCTTTGGGCTTCCTTCCGCCCGCAATACATCCAATGGTCGCTCGCTTGACCAACTTGGTTTCGAGAGCAAAGTCGCCCGTTCAAGGTCCGTCATCCGGTTTGCTGGGAAGTTGATGCAGGACCAGAGCGCCTTTTCATCCTTTGGGTTGACCACCAGGGACATGAAGCTGATTAGTTTTTTGATGTCCGTCCGTTTAAGCGGATCAGCGTCCTTGTTCACGACCAGCGCTGCCATCTTTGCCTCGGCAAGCTTGTCCTTTATGATTTCAAGCTGTCCATTCGTCCGCGCCAGCACTGCGATATCCGAGAGCTTCCCTCCATTCTGGACATGGAAGTAAGATGTTGCCACCACGTAATGCGCCTCTTCCTCAACCGTCAGCGGAGCTTCAACCAGCTCGATCGGAAGGCCGTCCCGTTCGTTCACAAGCTTTTTATCCGTTCGATTCTCGTTATGTCTGATCAAAGTGTTGGCGGCTTCCACAATGGGCGCCGATGATCGATAATTCCGTTCCAGCTTGATCACTTCACAATTGGGATACTGTTTTGGGAAGTCCAGTATGTTCTGCACATTCGCACCGCGAAATCCGTAAATCGCTTGATAATCGTCACCCACAACGAACAGATTCTCTGGAGCCATTGCCCGAATAATGTCCATCTGCACATTGTCGGTGTCCTGAAACTCGTCCACATATACGTACTTGTACTGATTTCGATAGTATGTAGCGATGTCGTCTTGTCTCATCAGTTCCAAGGTTTTGGTAAGCAAATCATCCAAGCTAATGGCATTGCTCTGTTTTAACCGAAAGAGATATTCCCGTGCTGCTTGCTCCGATTCGTAAGAGCGGAAATTCCCTTCTCCGCCACGAGCCAGCAGGGCAATATCGTCCAATACTTGCCGCACCTTCGCATCGTACCTGAACTCATCGAGGATGGCCGCAATGATCGCCTCTTGGTCCTCTTGGTCATAAATTGAGAAGTTGGGTTCCAGTCCAACCCGATGGCCCCATTCACGCAGCACGCTGACGCAGAAGGAATGAAAGGTATTGCAGAATAGTTTCTTGGCCTGTTCTTCACCGATAAGGTGAGCGATCCGTTCCTTCATTTCCAGCCCTGCCAGGCGGGTGAAGGTGAGTGCCAGCATATTGCTGGTCCCCACCCTCTTTTCCTCATGCAGATAGGAAATGCGCGTCGTGAGCGTCTTTGTCTTACCTGTACCGGCACCAGCCAAACATAGAATGACCGGCTCCTTCGATGTGACAGCAGCTGCTTGTTCCTCGTTTAATCCCTGAAGAAGGTTAAGCGACATCTTCTGCTGCCTCCTTCAAGCCGATGGGATGCACCCTCCACCCGACTGGGACAATATCATGCGGGTCAACCACGCCAGCAATCAGGATGTTGTCCAGTTTGTCGGAGAGCTTGTCCAAACCGTGCAGGACGTTTCTCAGGTTCGTTTCATCGAGGTTCTCGATGTTATCCAACGCAAGCACCTTGATCGGAGGTTTCGCCCGATCCAACACAGCCACCAGGAAAGCGATCAGGAAGATCATCTGCTGACCGGTAGAGAGCGCATCGAAATTACGACGCTGGCTGCTGTCCTCCCAGCCAAACTGGAAGATTTCCTGCCCGGTGTCCGATTCCGTTTGGAAGAAAACAGGGTAATTGATCCCCAACACTCGCAGATTGGCCTCAATATCTTCCCTCATTGGCTCCAGCATTGTCTTGACAATCTCTCCCTGAATCCCTTTTGCTCCAAGCGCTTGATCCAGCATTTTGAAAGCCTCTGATTTGAATTCCGCCTCTTTGTTCGCCAGCATGGAGGTGCGGAGAGTAGCCATCTGATTCCGTACCTTTTCCTGCTCCTCAACCTTTGCCTGCAGTTGAGTGATTTGGTCACGCAGACCGTTCCGACGGGTCTCCAACAAATCAAGGGGAGCAATGGCTTCGACTGGCTCATTTTGCAGCTTGTCCCGTTCTTCCTGGGCACTCTTCAGGTCATCAAGTCGTTTTTGCTCCGCGCCCAGTATGGCCGATTTCTGTGCTTGCAGGTTTTTGATGGATTTGGCTCGTTCCGCATTTTCCTGCTGATATCGGTTAGTCTGCTGCATAATGAGTGACAACCGCTGCTCGATCTCCATAATCCGTTCACGCCGTTGCTGAATGGCTTTCTCAGCGGTGTTCAAGTATTCATGATGCCTGTTTATCGCTTCGTCTTTTTGGGCAATCTCCGAAGCAGCGTATTGGATGTATGCTGAAAAATCTTTGTTGCAAGCGATCTGACTCTGAATCACGCAGACCCCTTTTGTTTTGTTGATGGTATCCAATGTTTGCTGTATGGAGGCTTTTTCCGCGGTAAGGCGGGCAATATCCTGATTCAATTGAGTGATTTCGTGTTGCTGAATATTGTTGACTTCTTTTTGCAGGTTGGCTCTTTCTATGGAAAGGGCATCGAATTCGGTAGTGTCGGCAATATGAGTCATCTGAGCTTCCAACGCCTCGATTTGCTGATCAATCCAGTCTGTAGATTCTGGCGTCTGAGAAGATAGGCGTTCAATCAGCGTTGCCAGTTCTTGCAGTCTGGAGAGCCTGCGATCAATTGCCTTTTTCTTCTCCGTATCCCTTGCCAACTGAGCTTCAACTTGCACCAGCTGCTCACGAATCTCGGCCAGCTCCTGCTTGTTTGCCTCAATGTTCCGATCCGTCTCCGCCATCTTATTTTTTTGCTCAGCCAGCTGCTTAATGGCGCCTTCTGCATTCTTGGCCTTCTCTTTCCACGTGGACCATTCCCGGGAAACATACCCGCGCATTGCGAGCAGACCCTCATCAATCGACATGCCGTCCTTGTATTCGGACAAGACTGCGGCGATGGTTTCCGTTAATGCCTGATGAAGATCAGGAGAATTGACCTCAATCTCCATCGTCAGCAGCCGTTCCTCCAGATACTGCGCCACTCGTTCTTTGTTCCATCCACCTTCGATGCCGGCACTCAGGCCATAGATGAAATCACGGCGTTTGGCATCGGAAAGGGTGAGAAATTCGTTGAAATCCAACATCACCGGGAAGTTTCCAACCTCTGCGGAAACTCGAGCCTTTCGGTCAGTTTCAGTCCGTTCCCCGCGTGCTGGCGAGACGGTAATCGATTCGGAAATGGTTACGTTCGGTATGCCCTTTGTAAGCTTCGTGGTTCGTTCAAATGTTCGCGTGAACTTGAATCCCTCGAGCTCCAGCCCTACACTCATCACGTTGTCATCAGAAGAGAATTTGTAATTGTCCAGTGCTCTCTTTCCGTTCCCTGGCACATAACCGAGCATGGACATTTGCAACGCTTGGAGGCGGGTGGTCTTACCCGATCCGTTCCGGCCGATGAAGATGTCTTTTCCGGTCAGCGGCTGCTTGGCCGTGGTTCCTTTGAGATTCTGCATGGTGATCGCTTGGATTTTGCTCATCAGAACTTCACCTCGCCTTCACCAGCGGAAGCAGCGCGGCTGAACAGATCGCCCTGATTCCCAGAGGATACGGAAAACTCATCTTCTTCCTGATCGATGATCATATCTTCGGTAGTGGCTTCGGCAGTAGTTTCGATGATCTCAGCACGTTGGCCGTTCACCTTGATTTCTTCTCCGCGCTCAGCCTGGGCGGATATTTCCAAAAGCTGTTTACGGTCAAACTCGTTCACATAGCCGACCACGGTAACAGCTGCTACACGATTTTTTTCAGGGCCACTTACTTCCACGTATGGATAAGCCAATGCAGGATGCTTGGACATAACCAAGCGCTCGCAAATGGTTTGAGCATTCCGCTCAGCAAATTGCTTTTTATTAATGAAGGTATCTACTGCTTTGAGAATTTCTTTGTGGGTGAAATCCACGTATACACCAAGAGGGCCTTGGATTTTGTAGAATCCGCCACTTCTCTTTTCTTCTTCTGTCAGCATGGCCTCCATGCAAACCCGACCAGCGTCTTTGTTATATTTGACCTTGTTGGTTAGGTCTTGAATGAAATACATGTTTACGTCGTAGAGAAGTGTTGCAGATGTAATCACGAGGTTCCCAATAGGGCTGAAGCCGATCGCAAGTTTTTTGACCCAGACCTTGCTGATCGTTCCACTCTCGGGATCAATGATCGGATACGGATTGACCACCGTGTGCCCTTCAGGAAGCGTTAGTTTTTCGGGGGTTACAATGGAAAGGCCAGCTATTTGATTCAGTTTGTTAAATCCCTTTGCCGTTACCATCCCTTTGTCTTGAATCACTGCGATTTCGCCTTGCTTTTCGGAAAGGGCCATTCTGCCTTTAACAGAGCGAATTTGCCCTCCATCCGTTTTCTTGACAAAAACATTGCCATCACCGAGGCTTGTAATTACCGCCAGCTCATTACTCATTTACGTACCTCCCACTTGTTTTTTGGAGGCGAACACGCTAGGCTAGAAATAACCGGATTCTAACAGCGTTTCACCTGAAGGCTCAGCGTTCCAGCGCTGGGTCTTTTTCGATTGCTATACTTGTGATGACCATCGTCCCTGTACCGACATCGCGTAGATTATCTGATTGGCAATCAGGACAAACAATGTGGCTCTGGTCCGCAGTTGCTTCAACAGCAAAACCGAGGCAGCAATCTTGGCATTCATAAACGTGATACTCCAATTTCCCCCTCCTCTCGTTTAGTCACGAGGTCGCCACCATCCCAACCTCTACGGCGGCCGTTGTAGTTCCTTGCCTACTCCCGTTGTGACCTCGCTATGTATGACCTGTCTCATCAGGCAGGGATGGTCATTCCCCTGCGACTGAGGCGGAAAGCCCCAGTTTCGACTCTTTAACCGGCGAGAAAATCTCGCTGGCTTAATCCGTGGTACCCAAGTGGATTTTTCCGATATGCCACGGAATCCTGATACATTTCACGAACGGTTTCCTCTGCTTCGGTAAACACAGAATGGTCCAGCTTCTCCCGCACGTAATCGCGGATATATTCGCGGCTGTAAACCTGATCGTGATATTCAAAGAGGTCCAGCAATTCCTCTGTCTCCTGGGCAAAGAGGTCATCCTGCTGCAGATCAATTGTTCCATCCTCTTCAACGAACCGCTCAGGATTGCTGCTATACACGTTTTCCAAGCGATCTCTGACCAACTTTGCCAAAATGGTCACCAACTCCAGAATGTTATCGCCGATGGACATGTCCAAATGGTTCACCTTGTTTTGCACATCGATTTGTTTTTTTGCCAGCTGCTCCAACTGCTGCTCCGTATCGTGCAACGCCTGCTTTTCTTCGTTGAGAAGCGCTGTCAGGTTAGTGGTCTCCGTAATCAGTGAGCGAGCTCTAGTGATGTTGCTCAGCGTGCTGCTTTTCATATGGGTTGCCCTCCCTTTAAGGAATGTGGTATTCTTCCGGTATCGAATATTTTCATTAGGCCGTCTGTTGCGAGCAGGCGGTTTTTTCTTTGTCTTGGATTTGTTCGGTCAGTTCCCGTGTGATCTGCTTGTAGACTTCATGAGCAACCAAGTCTCCTGCCGTTTTGGCAATGATCATCATCCGTTGATAAAAGTGGAGCTGCATCCGCAGTGTTTGGATATTCACGCTGTTCCCTCCCTCGCTTCAACTTGTTTCCTAAATTCGGTCAACCGCTCAGCATACAGCTGATTTTGCCTTTCCCCATCTTGAACAAAGAGAGCCATCAACTTTGCGTCATATGGATAGGTCTGCTCCAGAACTTCCAGCACCCGGCGATTCCATTCTTGGGCTTTTGTCATTTCACCCCACCTCCCCCGGTCACCATTTTTAGAAATCCGCGTTTGGCAAGCTTGGCTTTATGGGATGTCCACTGATAGACCCATGAAAGCTTGACCTCCCTGCAAATTACTGCCGTCATGTTGGTGGTTGAGGTGATCACATCGAGGGTTTCCTGAATCAATTGCTCCAGCTGCTGGCGTTCTTGCGTCGTGAGGCTCTTCGGCGGCTTAATTAGAATTGCTTGGGCCTTCTTGATCGCATCCAGGAGCTCTTCTACTTCCTCGACCGTCTTGGCAACTGCCGTGTGCCGGTTGAGTTCTACGTTGTCACCGTCGAGAATGACAGGGCTTGTCCCGGCTGTAGATTCGTGCGCGGCAGCCATTGCCAGGAACGCATTATCTGTAAGAAGAATCGATTTTGATTTCACATCCGGCGGCGCTACGGCTCGTCCATTTTTGTAAGCAGAAACCGCTTCTCTGCTCACATGTGCTTCAAACCCAAATGACATTTGCGTCATATTGGCTTCCATCAGCGCATTTCCCAATTGATGACCGAATTCATTTGCGCTCATTTGTTCGTTCACTCCTTACCGTCGATATGTAGTTGTATGAGGTATAATGAAGTTGCTCATCTTCCAGACTCTCCCTCGGCACCCACCGAGGGTTTTTTGTCAAGTTGCCGCAACAGGTTGAATATCTCCACATCCTGTTTCAGTACGTTGAACATCATCTTTTCGACCTGTTCCGATAGTTCCGGTGCTACCATCTTCACCTCGTGAACACAGTTGACGAGCGCCGCTTTCAATTCGTCTGCTGCGGTGACATAGCGCTTGTGGTTCATGATCATCTGGCTTACTCCTTTCTTGTTAAGCTGAAATTTCGGATGGTTTGTCACCCGGCATCTCGATTCCAGCCCAGCGACAGAAAGCATCGCGCGGTATCCTGATGCTCTTCCCTAAGACGATCTTCGGGAATGTGGGATCTTGGGCCAGTTCGTACGCTCGGCGCAATGCAATGTCCATTACGTTGGCAACATCGCGCATTTTCATCATCAGAGGCAGTTGCTCAACATCAGTGATCCGTTGTTTTGCCATATTATTCACTCCTTCTCATCAAGCTGGCTTCTCTCTGTCACACTCATGAGACACCTGATCCAAAAAAAAGATGTCTTCAAAGGTGTGAGACGAAAAAGCGTTGAGGATTTTAGCAATAAAATCTTGTCCTAATGAAAAGCGTTTATCATGTGGTGGTAACTTAGCTCGCCACAGTTGGCTCCTAGAAACACCAACGAATTCAGCAAATTCTTGATCTGTAAGTTTCATTTCAATCTGCAAATTATCAAGCACACCGGGTATTAGTAGGACTCTCACCTCCACCCCTCCTTTCGTGTCTCACGCTTGTTACAAATATAAAATAACACATCTGTAACACGCATGCAACAAAAAATTTCATGTATGATACAAAATTTGTTTCACGCATGCAACAGATGTCTGTTATGATAATTATGGGTGATGAAATGATGAACCTTAAGGAATTCGGCATTTATTTCGCTGAATTAAGAGAAAAAAGTGGATACCGAAGTCAGCGTGAACTTGCCGATAAATCTGGGGTCAGTCATTCAACTATTAACAGAATTGAGGCAGGAACTCATAAAGCAAAACCGGAAACCTTAAAAGCGGTCGCTCCTTTCCTAAAAGGAGTTGATTATGAGGAGTTGTTGGAGAAGGCTGGTATTCTAAATGAGGATCAGTCAAATGTCTCCACTAAGAAAGACGATCTAGCTGAGTTACATAAAGCCATCAGCAGGGCCTTCCATGACTTTGACTCTTTACCTGAAGATGAAAAGAATTTCTTGTTAGAGGAAATACCCGAGACGGTACAATGGAAGCTAAATGAATTTCGCAAGGCTAAAGCGAAATTTTTAGAGCAAAAAAACAACAAAAATAAATAACCCTGATAACCAGGGTTTTTATTTTAAACACAAAACCGAACATACGTTTGTTGTTTAAGGAGGTTACTATGCTGAATTTTTACGAACCAACAGTCTTGGAAGAATGGGTTGAGAAATTTTACATCAAGCACAACATCAGAACCCCCTCAAATTTAAGCATTGAAAATATGTCTGCTATTTTGGGAATCGGTGTCACATTCGCACCTGGCGTTGATGATGAAGTGTTATTTGATGAAGAATATACCCACGTCTTCATCAATTCACTGCACTCTCGGCAGCGTCAATGGGAAGTGTTCTGCCACGAAATATGTCATCCGCTAAGACATCTCGGGAATCAGATTATGCTTCCTGATGAATTCCGAAAAATGCAGGAGATCGAGGCAAATGCTTTTCAGTATTATGCCGCTATCCCCTTCTTTATGGTACGTGATATGAAATTGCCCGATCATCAAAATGAAATCATTGACTTACTTGCTAGAGAATTTGGAGTAACACATGAATTTGCAAAAAAGCGATGGGATCAAATCCTTCGCAGGATCGCACGTGGCCGATCACATCATGAATTTATTACAGCTCTTGCAAACCAATACAAAAGAGCTGATCCTGCTAACTGGTCACATGAAACAAAAAAGCTGTTTAGTTTAGCAATCCAAAGAAAACTTCAAAAAGGACAAGGAGTTGTTATCCGATGAAAATCACTGTTTATTACGACTATATGGAAGAAAAACTGGCACCCATTTGGTACGTGGTTGGGTTCCGTAAGGGTGAGTTTGACTGGTCAAAAAATACTCTATACATCCCTGTAGATGCACCCTTTCAAAGACAAGGTGCAGAAGATTTTCACTCCGATACATTGGGCCTCTCTGTAACAGTTGGCGACTTAACACTGAACCATGAAAAGCCAGGGAAGTTCGGCATACATCTTCCATCATTGCGGCAAAGAGCTGCCACGGCTAACGTCGACTATTGGGACGTTGAACAATTAATCATACAAGTTTGCGACATTGAAGAATTGCTGCAGATGAATGTATTCAGTGAACGAATAGCGTAAATTTACCAGACGCCCTTTTTGGGCTTTACTTTTGACCTCAAATCAGAACGTACATTCCTATACTGTTTGCCATTGTAATTAATAAGTGCCGTTAACATTGAGTGAATGAGGAAAGTCAATTAGGAGGTTAAGCGGAGTGAAAGGCTATTTTAGGAAGCGAGGAAATTCATGGTCGTATACAGTAGACTTAGGAAAGGATGAAATAACCGGGAAAAGAAAACAAAAAACAAAGAACGGATTCAAAACAAAAAAAGACGCTGAAAAAGCTTGTAATGAACTAATTAATCAACTTAACAAGGGGACGTATATTGAGCCCAGCGAAAAAACAATCAAGGAATACATCATGGAATGGATGGACATCAACGCTAAACAAATTCTCCGTCCCTCTTCATATGACAACCATTTGATTGTTATCGAAAAGCACATTATTCCAGAGTTAGGCAGCCTGAAACTCAGCCAGTTAACCCCAAGCCATATTCAAAAATTCTATAATCAACTATCAACTGAAGGATTGTCACCTGATTATATTCGCTACATGCATTCAATTTTAAGAAAATCGATTGGACAAGCAGTAAAGTGGCAGTTGGTAGCAAGAAATGTTGTTGAATTGGTTGAACCACCAAGATTAGCTGATAAAGATATTGTTACCTGGTCTTTGGAGGAAGCTACAGAGTTTTTAGATTATGTTGAAGCACACGGAAAGAGATTTTTTGTTGCATATGTCCTTGCTATATATACTGGAATGAGGCGAGGAGAGATTTTGGGATTAAGGTGGAAAGACATCAATTGGGAACATGGTAAATTAAGCGTTAGACAGACTGTTTATAGAACTAGGCAAGGGCTGCTCTTTCAAGAACCGAAGACAAAGAATTCAAAACGTCAGATCTCACTACCAGAATATGTTTTGTCCTCGTTAAGACGTCATCGATCCGATCAAAATAAACAGAAACTTCTTCTTGGTGGATTATACAATGACCATGATCTTGTAATATGTACTGATGAAGGGAAACCTATTGAACCCAGGAACCTTGTAAGGCACTTTGATCGAATGATTCAAGAGACAGGGCTCCAAAAGATTCGTTTTCACGATTTACGTCATACTCATGCGACAATTCTCCTCCAGCTTGGGGAACACCCAAAAGTTGTATCCGAACGATTAGGACATAGTCGTGTAGGTGTTACTTTAGATACTTACAGCCATGTATTACCTGATATGCAGAAAGATGCTGCCAATAACTTTGAACAAGCAATGAATGAGAAAAAAGCAAAGAAATCACTTTAG